ACGTCGTCGAACCGATCATCACGCGCTTACTCGTCACCCGCACCCTGGTACTTTCGTAATAGATATGCTCGTTACTCGCTGTCCCTGATGCCATTGCACCTACTCCTTTTATGCAAAAAAAAAAAAAACTGCTAAAATATCCTTAATCCGATACCGGGAACCCCCGGTATCTCACGACAAGTCTTCTTGGGCGGGTCTCCTCTCGCCATCCCAGGACTATCCCAGGAGGCCAAATTGCTCCCTGCAACCCACATCCTGCACGATCTCGCATCCTACCTGCAGCCTGCGTTGGGCCGCTTCATCCTGCGCACCTTGCCTGCCGATATCCTGGCCCGCTACCCCATCCTGCTATCCGCCGGCGCGCTGGCATTCAAAGAAGAACTTCCTCCGCGTCTCCGGGGATGGTGTCGCTATTCTCGTCTATCCGACGCTGATACTCAAGATACTTAAGGTACTCGGCCAGCCGCATACGCTCGTCTTTATCCATCGAGCGTATACGGTAAATGACCTCCTCCTCAAAAGCTTTGTGCTCCGTCTGCGGCGGGAGCATCCCCGGTCGCGCAGCCCTGATTACAGCACCTATAGGTAAATTCAAAGCACGGGCTATGCCAGCACAGGCCTCTACTCCTGGCTTCTGAAGTTCAGAAATTATCCTGGAGATGTGGGCTGGTGACATCCCACTCCGCCGCGCCAGTTCGGCCTGGCTCCAACCCCGCTCCTCTATCGCATCCAACAACCATTGCGAAAATTTCTTTCTTCCCATAAGGTAACGTTATTTTACCTCAAATCATATTAGTTTTTGGGGCTTTACCCTTGACAAATAGTAATACTTAGTGTATACTGTCATTAGCAATTGGTAATGTTTCATTTGCATATACTAACGGAGGGCCCAATGCCAGCACAGAGGAAGCATATCAGCTTCACCGAGGAAACCTACAAAATCATAGACGAGGCCAGCGAAGAGAACGACCTCCCATTTTCTACCCAGGTCAACCAGATCGTCAAGGCCTGGCACGAAAATCGCAAGGCGATGCTACTGATTGACTCACTCCGCAACGGCATCATCGATGCCATCACACCCCACGACGTCCTGACAGTCAAGGAGAAACCCAATGCCTAACTTCCCCCAGAACCTGCACCTGCAACCCGGCGACGAGCTCTACGACGCCCTCCTGGCCATCGCCAAAGACTATGGCTTGGCCAGCCCCCAAGAGGCTCTCACAATGCTCATCGCCAGCCACATCGTCGAGCAGCAACTCGCCGCCCAGGACCTGCGCGGAATGCTAGACCATTCTTGCACCGACCAGACCGACGCCTTCGTCACCGCTTTCTGCCCGGAGATGGAAGGAGAGACCGTATGCTGAAGACCACCCCGGAACGCATCATCGACCTCATCCTCCAGGCCCTCGACGACCTGGGCCTGGACCCCACGCCCTCACAGGCCTGCCAGATCGCACGCCACGCCTGCATCTACGACCGCGACGTCGAACCCATCACCGCCGACGTGGTCGAGCGAATCGTCCTGCACACAACGCTCGGCCGTCCCTCCCCCGCTCCAATCGTACCCATCACACACCCCCTGTGTGACCCCCGCGATTGGGGTTGGGGAGGGGCGGCCGAGCCGTCAACAACCAGGAAGGGAGACCTGGGCTCACACACCGACACCCACACCGCACGTCGGCCGCCCAACCAATCACTCCCCCAACACACGTACAGCAGGGGCGCGGCTCCGCCCGGCGCATCCAGGGGCGCCACACAGGGCAACGGAGCGCGTAAGACCGGCCAGGCTGAGGGACCGCTGGGGCTGCCGCCGGAATCGCTGAAGGCCCCCGGCAGGTGGAACTCCTGCCCGCCCCTGTTGCCTATTTCCCGGGAAATATAAACGGAGGATCTTATGCCCACCCAGAAACAGCAATCCACCGGCACACAACTCGCTCAGGCCCTCTTCACCGGCGACGCCGAGGCCGACCAATCCCAGGGCCTCGTCTTCGTCCACGAGGACGAACGTATCAAATGGCTCGCCTGGGATCAGGCCCGTGCCGCCTGGTTGGAATCCAAGCGCAATCGTTCCGGGCGCGATAACACCGTATCCGTCTACAAGACCGCCGTCCGGCAGTTCTTCTCCTGGACCGAAGACCACTTCGGTCAGCCGCTGCCCCCCTGGGAGGTCAACCCCCTGGTAGCCCAGGAGTGGCACAACTACCTCAACACCGAGAAAGACTACGCCATCGCCACCGTCAACCTCAAACTCTCGGCGCTCAGTTCCTTCTACGACTACGTGGCGCACAATTACGTCGCCCAGGATCAGCAGGGCAACCTTATCAGCCTCTGGCCGGCCGACCGCGCCAACCCCTTCCAGGCCATTGATCGCGCCAAACCGCCTCGCAACCGCGCCAGATACCCCACCACCGAGGAGCTCCAGGCCATCCTCAACGCCATCAACACCGACTGCCTCACCGGCAAGCGCGATTTCGCCCTCCTCTACGCCTTCGCCTACACCTGCCGCCGGTCCAGCGAGCTCCTCAACCTGCGCTGGGGCGACATCGAACACGACCCGCCGCTCCCCAACGGAAACTACATCTACACCTACACCGTGATGAAGAAGGGCAAGGGCCAGCGGCGGCAGGCCACGCTCCATCGCAACTGCTACGCCGCCATCTGCGACTACCTCCGCGCCGACGACCGCCTCGATCCCGCCAACGACCATTACCCCGCCGATGACGACTACATCTTCATCCCCCTGAACCCCCAGCGCATCCTCCGCCTCCGCCCGGAACTGGAGGGGCAGATCGAGCCCAACAGCCCTATCTCCAACCGCTTCGCCAACGACGTGCTCAAGAAATACGCCCGGCGCGCCGGAGTCGACGAGGATAAAGCCCACCTGCACGCTCTGCGGCACGCGGGCGCCCGCCTCCGCTACGAGCAGGAAAAAGCCAGCGGCACCTTCGACCCGCTCGATTTTCAGGACCTGCTCCAGCACGAGAACCTCAACACCACCCAGGGATACATCAAGCAGAACTTCGAGACGCCCGAGGACCCGGGCGGTGAGGCCGCAGCCAACGCGCTGCTGCCCACCGGCAAACCCCGGCGCTGGCGACCCGCCCCGCCAGAGCAAGAGGAAATGAGCCTGTAGCGACAGGCAGTACACACAACTACAGTTATCCGTACTGGATGGAGGATCAAATGGCAGAAAACGCCGATAATCTGTGGAGAGAAATCGAATTCAACCTCAACGGCCTGGCGCTCACCCGCCGCCTCGTCCCTGATGTCCGCGATTTTGAGGCCGAAATCAGCAAAAAAAGCCCGGTTGGGCGTGCCCTGCTACACGCCCAACCGGAGGAGACCGTACCCGTCCGCACACCGGAGGGCACAACCGTAACCGTCAACGTCATCAGTATAACATCATAGAACACCTGTTCAATAAACGGGAGGGAATTGGAATGGAAATGGCACCGGAATGGAAATTGCTCTCCACGATGCTCGGCCTCGCGCTCTTTGGCCTGGCCTACAATCAAGTCGTCGCCTGGCTGGAACTCAAGGGCTACCACCGCGGCTACACCGCCGTGCTCGTCGTCGGCGGGACGATCGTCACCCTGGCTGCTGCCATCCCCGTCGTCGGTTGGATGCAGGTTTTGATGATCGGGCTCTGCTTCGTCGCCTCCGGAACCCCGATGATCATCGGCTCCATTGGCCGCCACGTCCGCGAGCGCGCCCAGGAGCACCAGTTAGACCGCCAGGAGGTCATAGAGAATGACCAAGCGTAAAGTCGGCGGCTACGCCGATAACCGCGCCCTGGCCAACGCAATCCAGAGCAACACTGACGCCCGGCGCATCCTGCAGCGCCTCCAGGCCCGCGCCGACCAACGACGTGGCGCCGGGTGGCTCTACAAATACCTGGCCCGCCTGGCTCAGGCCCACAGTCGCACGCTGGAGGCCCTGGCGGAGATGGAACGGATCCGCAACAACCATCAGGAGGAAACCGATGTTTGAGGCCATCCGCGAACTCATATACACCCTGCACACCGCCTGGCGCGCGGCAGACCTGCCGCGCCGCCTCAGGATTTGGTGGCGAGTGGCCACCAACCAGGACTACTGGCACCAAAATCTAAGGAACAGCAATGAAACCTGATACAACACTGGGAAAATTCATCAGACAACGACGTCGCCAGATCGGGATGACGCAGAACGACCTGGCCGAGGCGATGGGGAACCACGCCAGCACCATCAGCGCCTGGGAAACAGACCGCAACACGCCACGCATTAGCACCTGCTACGCCATCGCCGACGCCATCGAATCCGATCCATTTGCCCTGCTGGTGCTCGCCGGCTACGAGGAGCCAGAGAATCCGCTGGATGCCGCCTCGTTTCCGGAGTGGGTCGACCGGCAATACAAACGCAGCCCATACGCCGTCCACACCATCGCTACTCGCATTGGCGTTTCGGATAGCGCCTTCTATAGTTGGCGTCAAAATATGCCCAGGGCAACATCGACCGCAGCAATTGCTCTCCTGGCCGATCTTTTCGATGTGCAGCGCCGCCCCGTCCTCCGGCTCGCCGAACTCGATCCCGCCTACGCCCTTCGCGTCGGCGCGCTCCCGGCCCATCACGCCACAATCGCCCGTTGGCTCGCAGCCACCCGCCAGATATGCCACCTGTCGAAAAGACAGGTAGCCGAACGTATCGACGTTGCACATTCCACTGTCAGCGCCTGGGAAAGGCGTAGGCGCCACCCCAGAATGGACTATTGCAAGCGTCTGGCCCACGCGTTCAAGGTCCCGGAAGACGAGTTACTCAATCTCGCCGGATACGCTCGTAACGGCGGGCTGCCTCGCGTCGTGGAAACCCGCGCCTGCCACGATTGCCCCGTTCGCGAACAATGCCAGAACGACGCCAGCCGTGGCCTGCCCATCTGGTGCGAGGCCATCAAGCCAGACGACATCCAGCACTATCGTTGCTACCACAGGCTTGAGGCTGTCCTGGCCCGCTACCCGCAAGATACGTTAGACGATCTCGACCTGCACGCACTGGGCGCGACCGCACCCGCCCACGCGCAAACAGCATAGCACACATATAGAAGGGAGAACCGCAAATGGGAAGCATTATCGCCCTGGCCAATCAAAAAGGCGGCGTCGGCAAGACCACCCTCGCCGTCCACGCCGGTGTCGGCCTCGCCCGCCGCGGCGCCCGCGTCATCCTCGTCGACGCCGACCCACAGGGCAACCTCACGTCCTGGCTCCTCGATGGCGAAACCGACGCCGGTATGTTCAACCTGCTCATCGTTGGCGGCAAGCCCGTCTCCATCGTCCGCGGTCTGCGACAATGGAACGTCGGCCTGGTCACCGGCAACGATCGCACCGGCGAGGCGATGCGAATGCTCGCCGCCGTCAATCGCCTCGACGAGATCCCTGGTCGCCTACGTCCCCTGGCCGATGTCGCCGACCACGTCATCATCGATATGCCGCCATCCAGATCCCCCGGCTTCACCGAACTGCTCTCGGCCGCCGACTGGATCATCGTGCCGACGCAACTGGAGCGTTTGTCGCTGGAGGGCGTCGGGCTAATGGCCCAGGCCGCCCGCCAGATTCAGCGCGAGCAAGCCATTAACCGCCCGCGCCTGATGGGCATCGTGCCCAATATGACTCGCTCACGCACCAACGAACACTGCGACCAGATGGACGAGCTCGCCGCAGTCTTCGGCTCCAACGTCTGGCCGCCGGTCCCGATGACCATCCGCGTCACCGAGGCGACGAGCTTCGGCACCGTCGTGTACGATCACTGCCCGGACCACAAAGTCACCCAGCAGATGCGCCTCATCGTCGACCGCATCCAGGAGGCCACCAATGACTAAAAACGGCACGCGCAAGGGAGGACTCCAGGGACTCGATCCCGCCGTCCAGCAGTGGCGCGATGAGGCCGCCGAGAATACCGCCGCTCTCACCCAGAAGCAGCGGCAGGATCGGGAGCGCACCCGCATTCGCTACGACGTGGAGCAATGGCTCAAGCAGGCCGTGGCTGCCGAGGCCAACCGCATTAGCACCAGCCAGAGCCAACTAGGAACATTCCTGTTGGCGTACAGCCTCCATCTCCTGATCACAGGCGACGATGATATTCGTGAGGCCATCTGGCGCAACAAACAAGAGGTCAACCTGCTCCAGTTCGATTACAACCTGGCAATACCAAAGCCAATCGAGCGCGATATACTGGCTCATCAAGCCGATCAGCAGAGCCAGCGCGCATAAAGGTTATTATTCGCACCAGGAGGATAAAATGGCCATCATCGGGCAATCAAACACTGATACTGATATCGTGGCCCGTGCCGCCATCATAGAGCGCGAGGCCGACAAAGCCATACGCACCTTACAAAAAGTTCGGGCCACCGCCGTCAATCAACGCATCACCGGGGAACAAGACGAGTACGCACGGGAACGAAATCTCCAACTTATCGTGCAACATAATCTCATCGACTGGTTTGACAACGTGTTGAACAAGATAGACCAACGAGGATTACAAACATAGAAACCCCGGGCGGTATCAGCACCCGGGGCTCAAGCGGGGCGAGTCGTCACTTCCCCGCAGCAGCCAGTATACACCAAAAAGAGGAGTCGTCAAATGGGTATAAGACTAACACCATCAACAAAGAGGATGATCCGCCAACACCGTGAGGAACGACGAGTGGGAAATGAATGGCTAATCGGATACATCGGGGATTGGCCCGGAACACCTGCGTACGGGACCTTTTCACAGCCCGACGAAGGGCATCCGATGGTAGTCAAATTCCACATCCAGGAAGAAAGCAGAGAGGGTTGGTCACGCCTGATGATTGTCCAGCGCATTTTTGAAGGAACCTATATGAATTGTATAGACGGTACCATTTTTTCCCACGACGATAACCAGGTACTGGTATATTCCGGGTTTTCAAGAGTGGGTAACCCGGATTGGATACAACTGGAGGTCAGAAATGCGCAAACTCCTTGAACACCAGGCAGACCGCATCGACTACGTAATGCGCCAGCGCGGCATCGCCGCCACGGTCACCGGCGGCAGCGTGCTCCCTCGCTGGATTCGCTTCAACCTGCAACCCAAACTCGGCACCGACATCTCTCAGATCACGCGCCTCGACGAGGACCTGGCGGCAGCTCTCAACGTCCAGAACTGCCGCGTTCAGCGCCGCGGAGCTGCTATTGAAATCCAGATCCCCCGCGACGACCCGCGGCCCGTCCGCCTGCTGCCTCTGATGAAGCAGGCCTATCGTTTCAAGACGCTCAAAGCCCACCAGGGGCGGGCCATCGCCACACTCGGCCTGGACGACGAGGGAGCACCACTCCACATCCGCCTACCATCCCCCGACGTCGCTCACATCCTCGTCAGCGGTATGACCGGCTCTGGAAAGACCGTGCTGATGCGCAGCATCATACTCTCGCTGGCCATCACCGAATCGCCTGACGATCTACGTCTGGTCCTGATTGATCCTAAAGGAAGCGCCTTCCCCATCTTCAATAGCCTGCCGCACACGATGCTGGACGTCCATACCACAACCCAACAGGCCGCCAAGAGCATCAACACCCTCGTTGGAATAATGGAGGGACGCGGAGAAATTCAGGTCAACGACACCCGCGCTGTCCTCGTCATCGACGAGCTGGCCGACCTCCTGATGACCCACCCCGAAGCCCAGGAGCCGCTCACCCGCCTCTTGCAGCGCGGTCGTGGATCCGGCATCCACGTCGTCGCCGCCACGCAGAAGCCAACGGCGTCGGTGCTCGGCTCACTGATGACGGCCAATTTCCCCGTCCGTCTCGTTGGCAAGGTCAGTAGCGCCAACGACGCCCGCGTTGCCAGCGGATGGAGCGGCACCGGCGCCGAGCGCCTCGAAGGCCGCGGCGACTTCATCGCCGTCGCCGAGGGAAAATTAATTCGCTTTCAAGCCGCATACATCACCGATGACGAAATCACCGATGCCATCTATCAAATCAACCGTGGAGCGCCGATTCTGCCATCCGGCAACCAGTCTCATTCACTCAATCTGACGAGGGCGCTATGAACTTTGAACAAACCTTCCAGGCTCACTGGCAGACCGTAGCACGCGACCAGGAGCCAACCAGGCAGGCCAATGACGACATCACCCAGGCCGCTCGGCAGTTGCTGGCCTGGGATGAATGGGACAACCGCCACGCCGACGATGGTGACGGCTACGCCTGGGGCTTCAAAACCCAGGCCTGCCGTTTCCTCTGGGACGCCGACCTGGAGGGGCGCTGGGATGCCAAAACCTCGCACGCGCTGGAGCGCGCCGAGGAACTGGCTCAGGTGCACGAAGCACACACAAAAACTACTACGAACGACGAACAGGAGCCTATCGCTCTCCTGGAGCCGCCCCCACAGCCTCCAGACCCCGTTAGTAGTAGTTTTTCCACAGGATGGGATACGGCTCCAGGCGCCGACCACTCTCCCAACACCCCGTGGGAAGCGACAGGCAACGGCCAGCCCCCTGACCATTCGTGGAAGGCATCGCCAGACAGCGACATCATCACCCTCACCATCCAGGATATCTGGCTACTCGCCGGCATCACCATCACTGCCGCCCTAGGCGGCTTTCTGGTCGGCTTCGGACTATAAGAGAGGACGCTATGCACAACCAAGAGAAAGAAAAAGATATCGGGCGACGCATAAGAGGATTCACCATCCTGATCGCTATCGTATTCGCCGGCGTGCTGGCCGCCTTCATCGGCAGCCGCCTTAGCAACGAATCGCTGGCCGTCCTGGCCGGAGCCGTCTGCGGCGTCGGCGCGGCCATCCCCACCAGCCTGCTCATCGTCGCCATTACCCTGCGTCGCCAGCAAGACGACCACCAGCCCCAGACACCATCTCAATCCTATCCCCCCGTGGTGGTCGTCAATCCCGGCGAGATGCGCCAGCGCCTACAGCCGCAAGTCGAAAACCTGCCGCGGCAACGACGCTGGGAAGAGACCGTCATAGGCGACTGATACAGCACGCACAATCGACCTTATCAGAACTGAGGAACTATGCTCATCACACTCACAGCAATGGGAGAAAATCGCGGTCAGGTCATTTACATCGCTGACATCACGCGTAATGGCAATCACCGCCGTATTAAAATGACTCCGGGTCTGGCTAAAGCCATCAACCGCCGTATCAAGGCCGGACGCGCGAAGCGGCTGTGGTCCACCAAAGGCTTTCTAAGCGGCCGCATCGGCCGCCAGCGGCAATACAAAATCGCATAACCTGCACAACCTGCAACCTGCAAAAGGAGACATACCGTGACCTTGACTTTACCCGCACGCCGCAAGGCGCAGATCCTGGCCGATTTCATCACCGGAGACGAACATTCACCACTCAACATCGACGACGTCTCTAAAAACGAACTCGGCCCCCTCTGGACCGAATATTACATCTGGTTCCAGGAGAAAATCTACCAGCATCCAGAACACAATACCAAACAACTCCTGCTCGATTTCCGACACGACGTCGTGATGGACGATACGCTCACGCATCAGGAGCGACAACTGCGTGAGATGCACGATCTCCTGCTCAATGAATGCATCAAGGACCCCATCGATTACCCCTCGGCCCAGCGCCTCCTGCCGGAGATCGATGAACTGGAGTGGCTCTGGGACAAGTGGCTCACACAGCGAATGGTATCATTGCTCGTCGGCGAACCCGGCACGGGGAAATCATATGTTGCGCTCGACCTGGCTCGTCGCATTATCAACGGCGCACGCTATCCCGACGGCCAACGCATCCAGGAACCCGGCGACGTCATCTATGTAGATGCCGAAAATGTCCCGTCCATCTTCAAGCAGCGCGTCTCCGTCTGGTCCAAACACGAGCGCGAACGCATCTACCTGATGCTGCCCCGCGAGAACCACATCATTATCAACCTCGACGACCAACACGACCGGGATCGCTTGTGGGATATGGCCTGGACCATCCGTCCGAGCCTGATCATTATCGATTCCTACGGCGCCGTCAGCCTCAAGGGGGAAAATGCCAAGGAGGACGTACAGGGGCTTCTCTCCTGGTTCACGCGCCTGGCGCGAGATTTTGATACCTCCGTCCTGGTCATCCATCACCTGCGCAAGCGGCAATCATCACAGACCAGTTTCCTGCCGATGACGCTCAACTCCATTCGCGGCTCATCGCACATCACAGCCATCGTTCGCAATGTCGTCGGCCTCCAGCGCGTGCCCACCGACGATAACTACGACCCCAATGGCCCGCTGCGGATGTGGGTGATGAAAAGCAACGCTGGCCTGATACCCGACGCGCTCGGCGTCTACCTCAGGCCGCACCCAGAAAATGAGGAGGTCGCCAAAATCACCTACTCGGACCAGGCCCCACAACCTTACACCGAACCCACCAAGACCGACTTGTGCCAGGAATGGCTCACGCACGTGATGCAAAACGCCGACGAGCCCCTGGCGCCTTCTGACATCGTAGAATGGGCCGAGGATGAAGGCGACTGGAACCGCCGAATGGTCTATCGAGTCCGGAAACGTCTCCCGCAAATCCAGGACACAGCCGATAACCCCCACAACCCAGACAACAAATGGTTTTGGGAAAGTGACGATGAATCGCAACTGTGACACTGTGACACTGTGACATCGCCCCTTTCTACTTTTCCCCCACCACAGTCCAAATTGATGTCACAGTGTCACAGTTGAAGCGTAAGCCAAAAGCGGCAATGTGCATTGCAGCACAAATCACAAGAAGGAGACCTATGTTGGCCAATATCCCGCTCAATCGCATAGACGATAACCCATTTCAGGCTCGCGTTCAATACAGCGGTATCGCAGATCTCGCTAAAAGCATCCTCGACCTGCGCGAGGCGCGCCCAGAGACCAAGGGGCTTATCAATCCCCCCGTAGGGCGCCTCGTCAACGCCCAAGGCGAACCGCTCATCGTCAAGCCAAATAAACAGGACCTGATCGACTTCCTGTCCGAAAACCAGAACGTTCGTATCCAGATTGCTGCCGGTCACCGCCGCCTCCGCGCCTTCAGGTATCTCGCTCAAGAGGAACAGGAATGGACCTACAGGACGATCCCAATCGACGTCCAGATGCTCTCCGACCGCGAGATGGACGACATCGCCTGGAGCGAGAATGCCGACCGCGAGAACATCTCGCCCATCGAGGAGGCCCGCGCCCTGCAGCGCGCAATGAACGAGTTCGGATACACCCAGGAGGAGATCGGCGCTCGTCGCGACCTCACCCAAAGCGCCGTCTCCAACAAGATCCGCCTGCTTAGGCTACCCGAGGTCGCCCAGGACCTGATCAACAACGGCGTGATCACCGAGCGCCACGGGCGCGCTCTCCTCCGTCTCAGCGAGGCGTTCCCCCCGATGCAGAGCCAACGCACTAACCTGATCTATGATCTGCTCACCGGTTCACACCACCGCACCGATGACCCCAGCGACGTCGATCCCGTCGCCCAGGTCACCAAGCGCGTCAAGGCCTATCTCGACGAGCACACGCGCAACCTGAGCGCCGCGAAATTCGCAGGCTGGCAGCCCCCAGACGGATTGCCAACGTGCGAGGGATGCGAGCACCGCATCAAGCGCGGTCGGCGTTGTAAAAATCCATCCTGCTATGACGCAAAGAAAAATCGTCACACCGCCCTCGTCACCGGGCCGCAGAAAGCCCGCGCTCTTTACCGCGAGCATAGCGCCGCCGAAGGCGGTCGGGGATGGACCGTTCAGCCTGCTCCCCCTCGCTGGGCTCGCTGCGCGTGCTGCAAACGCAGCCACAATGACCTGCCTCAGGAATACCACCATCGCGAATGGTACAAAACAGAAAACAGATACAAATACATCTGTCCCGCCTGCTGGGAACGCGCCAATCTGACGCCCATCCAGCCGCAGGACCAGAACCAGCCGCAGGAGATCGCCTCCGCCGCTCCCATTGACGCCGACACCACCAACCAGCCAGAATCGCTTGATATGCCGCCCCCGGATACACCAGAGCCGGAGGAACCACCCGCGACGCTCGTTACCGCCCGCATCCTCCCCAACGACAACGCGCGCCAGGAGCGCCGCGTGATGGTCGCCGTAGCCGAGGAGGGTTCCTTCCCGTCCATCACCCGCACCGGCACGCTGAGCGATCTCACCGCCATCGTTGACCGCGCGGTCGACGACTACTTCCAGAATATGTCCCGGGAAATACCAGAGGAGGACGCCACAGATGAATGAAACCAGCGAGGCCTACCACCAACGCCTCATTGCGCGTACGGCACAGGACCTGCTAGAGATACTGGAACAATGGCGTAATAGCCCCGAACCACGCAGCGCGCGCGATCTATGCAAGGCGCTCAACTGCAGCGAGGGCGTGCTGATACGTGCCTGCAGCCACCTACGCCACAACGGGCACATCATCATCAGCAACAATAGAAAATACCGCTTTGCCCAAAACGCTGATGAGGTCTACGAATACACCCGGGGCCTCCGGGAGCGCGCGCAACGCGCCCTGGAGACGGCCGAGGCGATGGAGCGCACGGCACAAAGCCGATTCGCCCAACAACGCCCGGCCTGGTCGCTGGACGACACAGACCCGCTCAAAACCAAATAGCCCACATCTAGGCAGTTCACATAATGCACGTTATTCGTGCTGGAGAGGAGGATGGCGATGACTCTGAGACCACTAAGAGGTCTAGTCGAGCAAATTTACGAATTTGAGGGAGCAACTGTCATTTGGTACCTCGCCAAGGGGCACGTTGATAAAGGCGATTTTGTCTGTGAGATTGACTTGATGTTTGACGGCGATTGTTGCAGTAAAGACGTCAAGCACGCGTATGTCCGCAACATACCTATTGGACCTGAGATGCCTGGAGCGACAACGCTATACTTGTCGGAGCCAGGCCGTGGGGCCTACCCAGTCACTTACGTAGAGGCTAGTAAGGTTCATTTGCGGTAACTGTTATTCGCGCTAGAGGAGGTAATGATGATCTTAGGGGATCGCGAAGCACTCATAACGAGACTGCGCGACAAGATTTTGAGTGCAATGTATCGGTGCACCTGCTCGGGCGGGTGCAGCATTTGCGAGTATACCAGAGAGGTCTCAGGGTGGGATTTGGTCAATGAGAGGGGATACTCATTTGAGCGATTGATAGGGATGCATCCAGCAAGCCACGGATATTCCAGGATGTGGGCAGATCTTTGCGAAGAGCATTATGGTATCGAACCCACGGAACTGGTCGATGCCGAGGTTCCTGTGCGTCAATAAGGGGGGGGTAATGATTACGTGTCCTGTATGTGGTTTGGAGTTTGAGGGAGGCGGTTGGGGAGGGGCGGAATGGCCGGAATGGATCTGCCCGGGTTGTTTCACGCCTGGGCCATATCCGGAGGTAGAGCAAGAAATTTCCTGGGACGTCTCCAGGGTCAATAACGTCGTTGACGAGCAGGGTATCCGTGATGGAATTAAATCCGGGAGGGAAAAGTGAATGAAGATCACAATAGACGTAGAGAGATTGAGCAAAGAGGAGCTGCATTTTTTCGAGCAGATCGGTGAGGGGTATTACGACGACGTGGAGTTTAAGGTGTTCTCCACAGTCCCTCAGCGCAGTTTGGAGATTTGGGTGGAGGATGAACGGTATCTGATCAGCAGTGAGGAACTAATCAGGTCCGTTTTGCAGTCTGTGGTGCAAGCCGAAGACGCGACGACTTTGGAAGCAATAATTGAGTTTTATGGTGACCCGAGTGTAGGTATATTCGGCGGCTCGATTAAGTTTGACCTACCAACCGTCTTCGACAATAAAGAGCAACGCGAATTTACTCGCCAAAAGCTCAATAAATGCTTCTCCGGGATTTTGGATGATGGCAATGTGAAAGTGCGCTTCAGCGATGAGCCTGATATCCAGCGCACATAAACAGAATTATTCGCACTAGAAAACAGGAGACCATAACACAATGACAGACGAAAACACAACCACCAACCGCATCTTCAAATACCAGGAACACACTTACGAAGATCCCGGGCCTGAATACACCAACGAAGACGTCCGGCGCCACCTGCAGACCTACTTCCCGGAACTCGCCCAGGCCGATATCCAGGAGAAAACCCTGGACGACGGAACCGTAGAAGTCACCTTCGTCAAGCGCGCCGGCACCAAAGGCTAAGCGATGAACGCCCGCGACGTCACCCGCCGCCTGGCCATCCTGGAGCCGCTGGAACTCGACGCCATCGCCCTACTCATCGAACTCGAAGCGCGCGACGAGATCACCAGCGAAACCATAGACGAACTACAACCACGCATCCAGGAGGCCACGGCGGCCCTGGGTGATCACATTGACGCAGTCAGAGAGGTCGTAAACCGATGTCAGAAACTGCAACCCATACCATCCAGGCGCATCCCCCCGTGCTTCTAACTCGCGCTCGTGTTGCCTTATCACGGTACGCCTTGCCGCGCTATTGCGATATCTACGCCTATCTATCCAACCTCAGAGCCATCAGCAAGATGCGCAAACTATGGCGCGATCTATTTGACCAGTCACCGCCTTCAACAACCTGCGCCCTGGACCTATCGAACGCCCTGGCTAATATGATCGACCAACGGCTTTTCCCGATCAGATTTGAGATCCTGAATGATGCCGTCTACGCCGGCCACACCATTGATGAGATCCTCAATTACGACGTGCCGTACGACTCCCAAGGCCTGGCCTGGGAATGCCTGGAACTATGCGACCTGGGCACGTCCTTTCGGCCGATGGTCGCCGTGGTGGCTCCACACGTTATGGACGGCTATCCCAGATACACACCCTATGCCAGCCAGATCCGACACTACTGGCAAGAGCACGGCTACGACGCCCCCCCCACGCTCGAATGGCCCGCTGATGCCTGCGCTCCCAGCCTGCTATCGAACCTTCCCGAACCGTTCGACGGCCTGGCCACAGCCTGGAAAATCACGATGAAGGACAACAACAACGTTTTTCTGGACGCCCCAAACCCCTACTGGCGATTCGAGTACAACATAAAATGGTACACCTGGACCACTGCAGACCTGACCGCTCTGGCCCAGCAATACGACCAGGCCGAGCAAAGCCTGGTGCAAATGGAACGCTATATCAACTGGTTTAAGGATCACCACCAGACCGCCGCCGAGACCGTACTAGATACCTTGATCAACCTGGAAGATGACTACCAGGAGATGATACGATGACAATTAGTAGACCCGACGAATCGCAAAACGCATTAGAACTCGCCACACGTGGCCTGGGCGACATAACCCAAGAGGAACCGCGCCAAAAACTCCAGATGCGCATCTCGCTCTATGACGAAACTATTATCCTCACCCGATACGACGATGGGGCGCCTATCTCCACCTACGAGATCGCACCCGATGACCTGGCCTCGTCTTTCAGCGACGTGCCTCTCGCCACCGACCTTTTACCGCCTCAATGCCTTCATTACAGCCGCTCTGGAGGCCAGGAGGCCCTCGTCGTCTACCTCCCGACTCAAACCCGCTCGCTGACGTACAAAACCGCTCAGGGCCAGTCGGAGACGATGACCATCCCCACGCCAGATCTCGTGTTCGCTGGCCGCGGTTCCAGATACCGCATCTTCGCCGTCAAGCAACGCCCCCACCCGGGCAACGACCGCGAGCGGCTCTTCGCCGCTCCATTCCCCAACGTCCACAGCGACGGTCGTATCTGCGCCGGCAACGTCACCTTTCCCGTCTGTAGCGCCCAGACCATCCACCAGGCCGCTCGACGCTTCTTCAACTCCCAATTCAATGGCGACCTGAGCAACGACAAATCATCCCGCTTTGAAAACGTCATTGCTCTCTGGCGCTACCTGCAGGACCAGGACATTTACCCCAATGACGACCTGGTTCGTACCCGCTACACGTTCGACGATCTGACCCAGGAGAAATAACGATGCTGCCGAACTCACTTCAACCCGCCGACTACATCATCTGGCGCAACGGTCAAAACCTGGAAATGCCCACCGGCAAAGCCTTCATCTACCTGCTCGCTGGTAATGGCGTCTTCAAACTGGCCGAATCAGCCAATATCCGCGCTCTGATTCCTCTGGCCCGCGTCAATATTGCCGGGTTGCCCGATCTACGTCCTGACGTTCAATCCAAAAAAGGTAAAATCCCGGCTCGCCTCCTCTCTCAGATTATCCGCGACGCTCGCCAGCAGGCTCCCCACGAGGCGATGTACCACCTATGCTTCCAACGCGGCGTCATTCGTGCCTATCGCCCCCCACAACTGGCCGACGCCGCTCACATCGACTATGCCGGAGGCGACAATACCGCCATTCTCTGCGATCTTCACTCGCACTGCACGATGCACGCCTTCTTCTCCGGCACCGACAATGGCGACGAGCAAGGCTTCCGCTTCTACGTTGTCATCGGCCAGATTTTCCGTAACCCTCAGATTCGCGTGAGGGTCGGCGTCTACGGCGATCACTACCCCGTCCCCGCCACCACGCTCTTTGAATCACTTCCAAACCCCGTCAAGGATTGCTACCTCAAGCCAACCCCACGGGAGGAAAAATGCAAATAACCAAACGCTACCCCATCCAGATTGGCGACCCCAACCGCATCTACCTCATCCTCGTCGGCTGCGGCGGCACCGGATCATTCCTGGCCCTGCACCTCGCCCGGCTTGCCTACCACGCCCGCCAACGCAACAACGGCCCCTCACCATCACTTGTCTTCATCGACCCCGATGTCGTCGAGTCCAAGAATCTTGGCCGCCAGAATTTCTGCCCTGCCGAGATCGGCAGAAATAAGGCGCGCACATTGGCCAGGCGCTACAACCTCGCCTTCGGACTCGACATCCGCGCACACGCCACGCCATTCCATTCCAGAATAGTGCGCGGTAACATCTACCAAACATTCAGATTAGTCATCGGCGCCGTCGACAACGCCGCTGCTCGCCAGGCTATTCAGGATTACGTCACCAGCAACCGACAAACCTGGTGGCTAGACTGCGGCAATCACGAACACGCTGGCCAGGTCGTCATTGGCAACCAGGAAAACCTCGACGCCCCCAACATCGACCCGCTCGGCCTCTGCGCCGGCCTCCCACTCCCCACCCACCACCATCCCGATCTCCTGGAGCCTGACCCAGCGCCGGATCGTGACGCACATACAGAATCCTGTGCCGATCTCGCTCTACGCGACGCTCAGAGCCTGATGATCAACCAGGCCATCGCTGCCTACGCCGCACAATACGTCTATCGACTCGTGCTCACCCAGGACCTGGACACCTACGCCACTTACATCGACCTGGAAACGGGTAACGCACAATCAAAACCCATCACGAAAGGACAACCCAATGCCTGAAAAGAAGAACCGTACACAACACATCGCCGTTAGCGACGATCTGACCGTCTCGCCCTGGTCGGGCGTGGGTCTCTGCATCCACAGCCAATCTCGACCTCAATACCCTACACCAGTCACTGACGAAGAACTCCCGGACCTGATCGACGCCCTGCAGCAATACCAAGACCAGAAAAAACGCGGAAGATAGCACATACAAGAGAAGTTATCCGCACTAGAACTAGAAGGAGACTGCCTATGATACCCGGAGCCATCAAAGACCTGCAAAAGAGCGTCCGTATCATCATCTCTGGTTCACACGACGACGTCGCCCTGGCACTCGATACCATCCAACGCGTCACCGGCCTGGAGATCGCTGGCGCCGAAGACATCCAGATCCAGGACCGCACCAACATCAAGGCTCAACTTCGCTTCGTGCCAGAAAGCACCGCCAGCGTCGAGGCCGGAGAACTGCTACTCAAATAAGAAGGCGGCGCCGAGCACCTGGAAACGCTCGGCGCCGCCTTCCAATCCCTGGTCATTGCGACCCTCAGCCTGTACGCCGCTACCCCCGGCGTAGAATCAACCATCGCTCATACCCTGGAGCAAGACAAGATACACCCGGAGGGTAATAATGTCAGACTCAGACCAGGACTTCACGCTAGAAGTACAATCCCCCCCACACGACCGCATCCTGCGTGCAGCGGCTCAGCGCGCCGGCGTGGGCAACATCGCCTATCACATCGCCCGCGCCGCGCGCGCTGACCTGCGTGCAGGCCGCGCCACACTCGATGCCGACGGCTTCGTCCAGCCAGTTGACACCACAGATTCCGCGCATACAATAGAAACTCAGGAAACACCCTACGATCACCTGTTCCAACCCACAGAAAGCACCTAGGAGGCCATATGATTCACGTTGCTCAAATCGGAAATAGCACAGTTACCATTTCCATCCACTTTGACGTCAATGGAACATACCAAATTAGTATTTTAGAATCTAAGCCCATTCTACCCAAAATATCACAATATCAAGCGTTACAAATTGCAGACCAAATTAAGAACCAATTATTCTACTCCCCCAAACTTAATGGTAGCGATGTACCAACTGATACACTGCCCAGCATAAATACTCGAGAACTAGCAGACCAGATCATTTATGCAATAGAACACTTACAAACCACACAGGACACAGCGGAGTTTCTAGATGAGATATGCCAAAAACAAGCGAGTTATCGCTTGCGCCAGGCTATTAAAGCAGGAATGGTACGCAAATTGAAAGACAACCTTGTAATGATTGTTTCTCCTCCCCATCCAGAAAACCTGGACGACCAAGAATGGATGAACCTTCTACAGGCCGCATCCATTATAGGGGAAGAGCTAGAATCCCTGGGATACAAAGTTAGATACTAAGGAGGCTAACCGTGACCAAAAAATCAACATTACTCAATAGACTATCCATAGAACTAAAAGCGCGATGCCCAAACTCCCTCAAGAAAATAAAACCAACCAACCAAGACTACGACATAGAATACCCCTCGCAATTCCTAAAGCCATTGCAGGACAACACATCCCCCCTTTTATTCTTATCCCTTATCTCCTACCAACAAACCCTTACAAACGGTGTATGGCACTTCCCATCAGGTCCTCCACGTCCCATACAAACATTAATCGAATACACACACCAATGGGATAAAGACGAATTTATCCTCAAAAGCAAAATCGCAATAAATATCAACCAAGAAGAGAATCCCACCGATGAATAACTGCCCCCTAGACCACGGAGCCCGCGTCTGGTGCTACGCCCGCGATAGCGGCGGCGACGAACAATGCATCGACGACCAGATCGAGGCCATCCGCGACTACTGCACACAAAACGGTCTCGTCATCGAACGCCTCTTTGAGGATCGCGCCACCCCCGGCTCCTCCACCGCCGGTCGCGACCAGTTCCAGGCAATGATCACCCTGGCCCGCCGCCTTCCGGAAGAGGAGCGCCCCGCCGGCGTCGTCTTCTGGTCCTTCTCCCGCTTCTCACGCGACTACGACGACGCCGCCTTTTTCACCGCCGACCTGCGGCGACACGGATTCAAACTCGTCTCCATCTCAGACGACATCCCAGACGGCCCCTTCGCCCGCATCGTAGAGAGCCTCACCCACTGGCAAAACGAGCAGTTTCTCCGCAACCTCAGCAAAGACGTCAGCCGCGGCCTCCACGCTCTGGCCAAGCAGGGCTATGCCCCTGGCGGTTTTCCCCCGCGCGGCTATAAAGCCAAGAAGGTCAAAATCGGCACCAAAAACGATGGCACGGACAGAATGGCCTCCCAGTGGATCCCTGACCCAGAGAAGGCCCCCCTGATCCGAAAGGCCTTCCAAATGCGTGCCCAGGGCGCCTCCTATAAAGAAATCCTCGACGAAACTGGCATCTACTCCTCGACCTCCTCCCTCTCCTGTGCCTTTCGCAACGAGACCTACCTCGGTATCCGCAAATGCGACGACCTTCGCGTCGAGGACGCCCACGAACCGCTTATTTCCCAGGAAATATGGGACGCCGTCCAGGAGACGCTCATCAGCAAACCTGGCAAAGGCGAAGACTGGCCAGAGGATAAACCACACCCTCGAACACAAAACAGCAAACACGGGCCTTACCTTTTGAGCGGTTGCGGTATCCTCTATTGCAAATACTGCGGGAGCGCGATGTATGGCGGCACCGACAACGTCTACAACCGACCGGGTAACCAGATTCATCATCTCAAACGTACCATCAATGAATACCTGGACATCGTGATGGAAACCGCACACGCGACATCGGAAATACGAGAAAGGATCGATGACGCGGGCAAAAAGAAAAAGCGCCTCCAGAACAAACTGGAGGCGCTTAAAATGCAACGCACTCATCGTCAAATCAAGATAAATCGAACTTACATCCAACACCTGCTATCCGATGCGCACGAAAAACTCACCAACGAAAACATCATCACCCGTCGCGCTATAGTAAAGCAGTTTGTTGAACGTATTGAAATCGGCAAAAGCGCCGGTACATTAACTGCCGCCTTTCCAATCGATGCGACAGGGTATTGGTTTGTACCCCCAAGGGAGTACAAACCAACCCCCTGTCAAATCTTCACCCTGGCGTGGTGAGTTCACACAAAGCCGATTATCCGCCCTCATAAAACCCTCTCAGATCCTCCCAGGCCCACGCTGTCGCGTCGATCTCATCCGCACTCAAAGGACGATCCAGCGCGTCGTTGATCTGCTCAAGATCATACTCTCTCAAATAGCGCTCCACGCTCTCCTCGAGCGCCATTAACTCCTCGTACTCCGCCTCAAACGCACAACGCGCCTCCTCATCCTCCACCGGCTCGCCATCCTCGTCGCGTACCACCTCGCCATCCTCCAGCAGCCAGAACCCAAACTCATCAGCTGCCTCAGGCTCCACCACCTCGCCATCGCGTACTGGTACGGCGTACTGCTCCAGCAAGCCCCGCCGGGCATCATTCCAATCCTCGAGGATCGCTTTTACCTCGCGCTTGAAACGCACCAAACGCATCACCGTCTTTCCTTTTTTGACCGGCGCAGAGAAGAGCCGGGCCAGCACACGCTGCGCATTTACAATCTCTCTCAAATCTACCTTCATCACATCAACCTCCTTTCCAATCGCTCTAATCTCTCATCCACCTCTTGCAAACCTTTCGTTAGAATCGACACCATCGCACCCAAATCCCGACCCTCCTCATACACATCTTCGCCATCACGCTTCAAATGTACTGTCTTGCGTGCAAACTCCGGCAACGACGCGTGGTCAATTCGCCCCTTGCCATCCCCCCTAATACCCTGCAGCGCCTCCAGCGCATTGCCCTTGAAGTCCGGAGTTCGGTCCGTGAATGACGCCGCGGATACATTATTCACTACATAAATATTCCCGTCCGCCGGGTCTGTGCCTACCCCCCCAACATATAACCCATCCTCGATTCGTAGATCCGCCACCCCGGACGCCACGCTAGAAATCGAGACGCCTTGAGACTGCCGAATTTCAACCAGCGCGCCATCTACCGTCCCTATCCCGGTGGGGCTTTGAGTAGCATACAGTACGATTGCCCCCTCATCACTCGTATCCGCCTTATCAGCAAAAATCTTCAAAACGTGGTCGGTAGAATCATATCCATAGATACCACCTACAAAATTAGCGGACGGATCTAACCATCTAACCCAACGCTCCTCATCGCTCCCATCCGCCGTCGCAGCGGTGATCTCCACGCCATCGCTGCTCAATACCACGTCGCCATTAGCAGCATACGCCTTGCCATCGCTAGATTTCAAATAGAATTGCTTGATCCCTCCGCTATCGTACCCCGCCACCTCCTCCGCCGTGATCTCAATCCGCTGCCCGCTCGTGCTCGTCGCCAGCGAAAACCGCCCGTCCAGGATATAGATGCCCGGCGCGTCGTGCGCCCCCGTGTCCACCAGCGGCGCGTCTCGCTGATACAAGGCAACGACTTCTTCGGCGGTGAGGATGGTGTCCAGGATTGCAATCTGGCTAATTGCCTCATTCCACTCCGCACCAGAGCCATCATAACCCAAATAGACTGTACCGCTATTACTAACCGATCCCACCCCTGATAGCGACCCATCATATTCGCCCTGGATATAGCAATCCGCCCCCCCACTGCCGTCCCAGGTGATTACCACCTGTATCTCCTCCCCAGGCACAGCAGCATAACCGAAATCCCTTGCCGAGCCCCCAACGACAGCCCGAAAATTCCCGTTGGGCTGGTTGTAAAACACCAGGTCGTTGCCCTGATTTCTGATTGCGATCTGACTGCCATCATTCAGATCCCCCGGCGTCTTGGCATTTATGACGAGCGAACCGGAGGATGGCAATATACTGGCGTCGAACTCCGCGTGACTGGCAGAGCGCGTACTGGTGCTATTGTGCGCGGTGCCAGACCAGGAGCACCAGTCCAGGTCACCATAGCAGAGCGATGTTGCCATATCGCTCTGCTCCAATTGCGCGCCGTCCACATAAATATACTGACCGGCTGTCGGTGCGGAGTCGGTATAAATCCAAATACCACCTGACGTGTCTCCAGCATCAGGTGTGAATTCGGTAATGATTCGCACCCACCGCCCCGTTGGGTCTCCCGTGCTCCACGATTTCTCAACCGTCTTGGACACACCAGAGAAACCGCCCGCTTCCCAGTAAATATCCCCGCCGTCCCAGTCGCTCGGGACCCAAACGTAGCCCGATACCGTGTAGGTGTTAGTATCCAAGGATTTAGATTGTATAAAACACAGCGTAGTGCGATTTTGATATGTTGCCTTCCCGGCATTGTCGCCCGCGAAAACCACATCAGTCGAGGTGACAATCGTATTGCTTCCAGGGGCCTCCCAGTCGGTCGTGCCGTTGCCAAATATCGGATTGAGCGCCAGATTCTCCGCCGCCTGCTCAAACACCGGTGCCCGCGTGCCCGCCCACGGCCCTCCAACCATATGCGGTGCGTCAGGTCCTGTTATCTCCGCCTCCTGCCCGCGGAGCGAAGTCCACGAATTCGCGTCTATCGGGCAGTGCGGTCCGAGCAGAAGTAGCCCATCGTTGGCGTTAAAAAACTGGTCGGATAGCGTACTACTAAGCGCCAGGTTGCTCAACCACGCTCCGTCGCTATTCACCTGAAACGCGACGTTGTCGTCGCTGTCATAAATCGCAAAATCAGCCCCGTTCCACTGAGCCCGGATGCCGTCCACATCCCCCACGCGCCACTTGTACGTCCCGCCATCGTTTCCCACCCACCAACCATCCCCGGTGTCAAACGCACTAGGCGCTGTACCACCCACTGAAATATAAGGCGTTGTGTAGTCAATCTCCGCCACCGCATTGCTGCCATCGTGAACCGTAAGATCCAGATTTCGCAACTGCGCGCTAGAATCCGTAATCAAAATCTGCGGATCATCGTTAGCCGTCCCCTGCCCCGCCCACAGTCCATACTCCAGCCCCACCCCACTAATTCCATCCAGGTTCCCCACCCGAACGTGTGTCGTAAAAGATGACGGTTCGCCATCGGTCACGCCACTCCAGGTCTGCACCTGGCTGTAAGGCGACCCTGCTGCGTCCAGCACCGTCGCCTCCCACACGCCACGGCTACCGCTCCCCGTCTGCCCATAGCACAGCACCACCGAGCCCGCATAAATAACATTATTGGAACTGTAGCCCGTTGTCGTGGTCGTAAACGTCCAGGATTGTTCGCCACCGGCCAGATCGCTATAACTCGTCACTTGCCCATAGACCTCAGTCACTACCAAACCGCCACCGCTGTGGTCGATCACCTTCAGTAGCACGTAATCACCCGAGGTAAAGGCCGCCGTATCCGGCAGGCCCTCGAGATCCTCGACGTACAACGTCGCCGTGTTGCCTGTGTCCGGTATCGTGAAGTCGCGGCTCACCGTCGCTCGGCTCTTGGTGATCACCAACGCCCCGGCCATCGCATTATAGACATCAGCCGTGAACGCCTGGACGTGCAGCTCGTCGCTATAGACGTAACGGAAATCGGCGTCCCCCCCGTTGCTTCCGTACGCAATCGACCAGCCCGTCGCCTGCGAGACATAATTGTCGCTCTCCAGGGCTTTTCCTGCGCCCCAATTGGAGAAAATAACCTCATTTCCCGCCGGATCCAGCAGGAGATCGCCTGCAGGGGCCAGCGTGAGCGCGTCAGCCGTCGTTGTGATGCTCTGAGCGCCCACAAGATCCAGATCAGCATCCAACTGGATATCTGCCTCGAACGTATGTTCTGCTGTCCAAATAAAGCCATAAGACTCATCCACCGCCAGCGGATCGCCCCCCGCGCCAGTCAGGCCATCCCCAGCCACGCCGCTGGCTAATGTGATCGCACCATCAGCTGCCAGCGACGCATCACCGCTCATCCCCACACTTGCAATGTCCGTCCCATCGCCCACCAGGATCTGGCCCGCTGGGCTGGCATCATAAGCCTCCCAGTCGCTGGCCCCACCTCTCAGAATGTGGCCACGGTCATAATCATCAATCGTGCTCAGCGGAAAATCGCCGTTCCCATCCAGCGCCAGCAGTAGCCCGGCCGTGGGACTCGCGCTGGCGTCAAACCCATCAACCTTGTCCACGTCTTTACCCAGCGTCGACGTCGCCCCCTGGGCATCTCTGGCCAACGTAGCCACGCGGCGCGCATCGTGAACGCTGCTTTTCTTACCTAATCGTCTCATAACACACTCCTCCTGAACCTCAGACTATTCGGCGCGGTGTAGGTGACCTCCTCCAGAAAGATGTTACGTGGATCATCCGTGTCATTACCCGTGATCGCCCCAGGCCCCACCGGCGCGTTATCCAGCCGCACCAATCCAGGTCGCACAAACCACGGCTCTATCGGCCCGCCGTGGATCGAGAGCAGCCTCCCGTTTCGATAATGATACGCTACCGTCGTCGGCGCCTGCTCATACTGGAACAAGCGATCGGCGTATACGCCGCCCATCCAGCGGTTGCCGCTGCCATCGCCGGCATCGATAATCTCCTCCAGCGCATCCCAGATCAAGATCGGATCCTTTTCCTCCACCTGGGTGCTGAGGCTGTTCGATTCGATGGATCCCGCACTCACCAGCTCCGCTTCACTCACCAGCGACGAGACGTGGTTGCTGGCCGTGTCTGTCCCCCCAGCCAGCGCGTGACGCCAGTTCAACGTCCACGCGTAGCCAGCAAACAGCACCGATAAGCCGTCTTGTCTGAACTGCGCACTACCACTATTCAGATCGTACCGGTCCGGCGGAACGCTGCGCGGCCACGCCCGCTCGGCGATCTCCTTCGCCGCCCTGGCCCCTGCTGCCTCATCCGTCATCCCCGCCTCCAGGAGTACGTCCTCAATCCGGCCGTACTCCTCAATGCTGTCGTCATCCGTGTACCAGCGTGTTTCTGTCCGGTACGGCTGTAATTGAAATACCGCCGCATCAGCATAAATCTCCGAGCCGTTCTCCTGGGCGGTCAGGTTCACGTACACGTTGCCAGCGTACGTGTTATCCTCGCCCACATACGACCGTAGCACATCATTCCCATCGCCAGCCGATCTGATCGATACCAACTCGTCGTCATTGTCCCCCCGGTGAACTGCCAGTTTCCACTCCCCACTTTCGACGTTTACAGTCACCTGGCACTGATACGCCCGCCCCGCTACAATCGTTAGCCCGCTCCCGATCTGCACACCATCATCTGTATCGGCTACCACGTGCATCCCGTACGTACCTCGCGTTACCCAGGAGGTCACCCGCTCCCGTGTTGTCGGAGCCCCCACCGCAGACCAGGCACTGCTCTCTGCAGAACCATTAGAGAAGAGGTTGTCGCCAACTTTCGAGTAGATAACCCGTACGGCATTCGCCCGATCCAGGAGGCTGCGCCGATAGGTGATCCCATTAAGCGTCAGGTCCATCTCGGCGATAAATCCCTCCCAGGTCACCATCCCCCCAACACGTTCCACCACACGTCGAGCCATCCCCTCCAGAAATACCGCCAGGCAATCGTCCATCGTCACGCCGCCCTTGCCCGGGATCATCTCCCCCTCGCCCAACCAGAAACCGCCATTGGCGCGGATACTGCGCTGCCAACCGCGCAACGCCCCACTATGTCCGTCGCCCAGGTCCATCACGTGCCCGGTTCCGCGCTGGATATTGTTATATAGCCCCAGCGATGGAGTACTTTCACTCACGACCGCTCACTCCCCCGCAAAGTCCTCCATCGCTCGAAGATCTGTAGTCCTAGTCCCTCTAACGTTTCGTCCAGATCGTGATTGTCACTCGCCTGCCCGGCAACAACCAATCGACCATCACCTACTGGCACGCTCCACCCATCAAGCCCGTGTGGGGCCAGGTCCAGCGACGCAATAATCGCTCCATTGGTATCCTTGATAAAGCCCATCGCCTCGTCTCGACCTGCGTGCGTGTAAACCTCCATCTCCAACGGGACATAGGACTCCCCCGATGTTGCAGGATTGTTTGCCCGGGCGTACAACGCCCCCTCAGAGTAAGGGATTAGAATTAAGCAATCCATATCCAGATCGTTACTGCCGCTGACTCGCTCCGCTTCCAGCCGTATTGCTGCATTGAATAGATTCTGCAATGTAGAAACTGGCATTATCGGAATTGTAGCCGTACCTAGATTATATAGATACCAGTTGGTGGAATCGATCACCACACGCGAATTGTGTGCCCAGCTAGACGAATTGGCGAATCCATATGACATCCGCACGCGGCACGTCGTCCCGCTACCCACTTTGGCGCGCAGCAACACGATAAAATTCCCACGCTGCTCATAGGAACCATAGATGCCTGACCCACTGAATTGATCCCCCACACGAATGATCATCCGCTCTATCAGCGACTCGTCAGACGCAAACGAGCATTGCACTTTACTGCTGCCTCTAGCCGTCGCATCTGACACTTTACTAGTCGAGTTAGACAGCAATCCGGCTATGGCGTTCTCACATTCCCAGACCGGCTCAAATTTTGTCGGATCTCCCATTGACCGACCGCGAAATCCCAACCACAGATCGTACAGCTCATAATCTGACGGAGTTATCTGCTCGGTGGTCGTATAAGCATCCAGATAATACAACCGCCCAGGAACATCACCTACAATGTTCCCGGGCTGCTGAGCCGTGTAGTCATACACTCCCCCGGTCAGACTGATCCCTGCAGCGGTATCGCCACAATCAATCGGGGCTACATCCTCCCAGTATGGCCTCCGGTCCAGCGTCAGCGTGTAATCACGCACGAACGCCCCCGGTGAAAGCGGCGCACTAAACGCTGAACTACCCACATCCCCCTGAGCGTCCAGGACAACAGCCTGCCGTGCTCCAGTCTCATTTGGCAACTGCACGCGCAGATAGACACGCTGAAACGAGGTCGGATCGTTACTGTAGACCTCCACGCGCCGCACGTAATCATCCAGCGCCTGAATTTTGCTGGCCAGGTCATCGTGATCGTCTCCCTTGATCATCAAATGTAGCGTCTCAACCACGCTATCAGATCCTGGTCTGGCCACTTGTTGCACCCAGCCATCCCGCTGCAGACTATAACCATCCTCGAATGCAAACAGACTCAGGCTATCGACCTCATCGGTACTATTCTCAACCTCGACCAGCTTCAACTGTGCCGCCATCACACCACCCTATCAGGTCGCCGTGCCCAACTTATCCGCCGTGTACTCCACCCACTGCGCCACCACGTGCAGCGGTCCGGTGCATTCCCCGGCATCGCCCAGGTTCACCGTGCATTTCACGACCACCAGATCGCCGGCCGCAATCGGATGTGTTCCGTCATCGTAATCAATCGTGCCGGTCACCCGGTTAACAACGTTGATGTTCTGGTCGCCGCCCGTCAAATTGAGCGTAGCACTCACACTCTGGCCGGCGTCGCTCATCGCCTCGCCGTCCGCATAGCCGTGCACCTGACAAGTGATACTTACATCGTCTCCATCGTCCTCCGCGATCTCATTCGCCACCATAAACACCAGTGTCAGGTCACTGGCCTCGTCCCAATCATTCGGTGCCTCGAAGGCGAAGAACCACGTCTCGCCATCCGCATCCAGGTTGATACTCGGCGCGCCGTTAAAACTCTCCACCGTCGCCGTGCCGTGCCCGGCATCCAGCGGCAGCATCAAAGCCCCGGTCACTTTCGCCGTGCCCTCCAGATTGATCTCGCCATCAGCCTGGATCGCTACCTGGTTCGTTCCATCGCCGATATTGATCACGCTATCGGCCGTGACCGTCAGCTCGCCATCAGCGTTGGAATAGACATAGATTCCAGTATCACGAAAGTAAATTTTGTTGTCACTGGCCATCGTCAACGCGCTGGCCAACTCCCGACCACCAGCCTCATCCTCGATAAAAACCTGTTTCCAATCGTCGTCCGAGCCGGTGTTGTCGACCTTCAACCAAAATGGTGATTCATCATCATCGGCGTCATCCTGGATGTAGAAGCTACCCTTTGCTGCCCCGCTCTGCGGCGCTGTGTTGCCATCCGGTACGCCACTACCAATAATCAAAACGACATCCGTCGCTGTTCCAGCCTCCTTGATAAACTCGACGGGATCCAAAAGCCTGGTTGATTCACTAACCGCCATCGTTGCCTCCTAATGTCGTCATAAAGTTCTCACAACTACCATTATCCGCGCTACATTCGCGCCTCGGCCCGCTCGCGGCGTCGCCTCCTGCGCTCATCCAGGTACATCGCCGCGGCCATCTTATCCTGGATGATCACCGTGTCGCCCTCTATATTATTGGTCGTCTGCCGGACGGCTGCCCGTGACTGCGGCGACGACGTCGGAAAAACCTGAGCCCCACGCGGCACAAACATCGCCTCCGGCCCCCGCTCGCCTACAATTGCCATCCCGCCGCGTGCAAACCGCGTACCGGATTGCAAATGTCCTCCAGCACCTGTCCGCCGCACGCGTATCTCCACATTTTTGACGCTGGGAATAGACTCAATTGACGACTTAACTGCATCAGCTGCACTCGACGCGCCTCGCAAGTTATTTTCCAATGCCGATGCATCCCCAGATAGACCGCTGACCCGCCCCCGCGCTCGCTCTGCGGCACTGCCTGTCTGGTCAATCCCCGCAGCCGCCCCCCGGCCCGCGGTCTCTGCAGCCCGCACTGCAGCCACGGTGTTATGCGTCTCGCCGCTGTACGATGCCATCGCCGCGTGTCCCGTCTGCAACGCGCTGGTGTATCGATTGGTAGCATCTACCGCTTGCTGAGCCGTCAGATTGCCTTCGACGTAAGCCTGCACAATGCCGTATTCTTTTCGGATCTGTGCCGCCTGAGCCATCGTCAACTGACCCGTTGCAACCCCCAGGTTCAACACCTGTTCTGCATTGGCGCCCATCGCGATCGCCATCTCGTACAGCGCCTCTGTATCAAAATTCAAATCAGCGAATTTCTCGACGACACCACCCCCGGCCGCCGACAAATCAGCAGCCGCACTTGCGGCTGCTGAAAGCGCATCTGATGCCGGATTAGCCACCTCCGACGTGACCCGCAATGCATTATTCATCGCCTCATAATCCGCTGCCTGTCCCGCCGAGAGTTTAGACGCAGCGGCTAAATTCCTCTGCTGCTGTGCAGCCTCCTGCATCAGCCGGCTAGTGCCAGTCAGGCCATAATTCCAGTTGTCTATCGTCCTTTGGAAAAACCCGGCCTCTATCCGCCCCTCACGCGCCGCCGCATACCAGTCCGTCATCCGCTGCGTCAAGCCAGCCGTTTCCTCGCTAACTGCTCCCAGCGTGGGCGCCAACTGCTGCCCCACCTCGGCTTTCAAATTTTGCCAGGCCGCCGTCTGCTTTTCAACCTGCAACTGCGTATCTATTGATGCCTCGCCCAACCGAGCCATCGCCTTAATGCCTTCCTCCTGCGTCGCCTGCAGGAAGGCCTGCTCTCGGGTCAACCCTGTTGTTTCCTCCTGCAACTCTCTGATTCGCGATCGCACGTTCCCGGCGCTGATACCAAACGTGTCCAGCCGCGGTATGCTCTGGTTTGCCAGCAACAAGGCAAATTCTTCGATGCTCTCTCCAGCATCGCGCCCCATCGCCGTCCCCAACCGGACGGCCATCGTCGTCAGCCCCTCCAGCTCCTCAGTGCTGTTAGCCAGCCCCATCTGCATCAGGCGATTTGCTGCAGCCATCGCCTCTTGGTCGGAGATTGCCCCGCGGGTGGCCGAGCGCATCGCCTCCAGCCGCTCGCTGGCTGCGATGGCTCCACCGCTGATAGCCTCAAATGTCTGTTCCGTTCGCGCAGCCTCTGCCCCCAAACGCGCCAGCTCATACGTCGCCCGGGCGCCCTCGGCAACCAGATAAGCCGCAATGGCCTTTCCCGCCGCCTGAACGGCCCTTTCAAGCCCCGTAGCGTTCTCCCGAGCCTGTTTCAGTCCTGCCTCGGATTGGTCTTTAAATTCTAGAATTGCCTCGAGCTTGAAATCAGCTGCCATCGTAAATCTTGCCTAGATCCTTCTCGTACCGCACCCAATCATCGAGGATCGCCAGATCCTCCGCCGGTATCTGACCCACATTCCACGGCGTAATTACTGTCGTGCCCATCGTTTCGTTTAGTCGGCGGGCCAAAATGACCCGCCGCACAAAATCCGGAGGCGTGCGGCTGATACCACGCAGCCACGGTATCAGCCGCTCCGCGCTTTTAAACGGCCTGCTCGGTACTCACCGATTAGCCGCCACGTTTCATTGATCAGCCAGTCTGTCAGTACGTCATCCAGCACTACCAGCTGCTTGTATTCCTCTGGCGTACAATCCCACAGCCTGGCGTAAATTTCTGCTGTAGCGCTTTGCATCGCCTCGTTGTGGTCCTGCAGTTCCTGGCGCAAAGCCTCGGCCTCATTCTGATCCAGTTCTGCGCTCTCCAGCGCGTCCAGGATCTCGTCGCGGCGTTCCTCGTAGGCCCGATAAGTTTCCTTGTGCGCCCTGATCCGCTCCTCCATCTCGGCTGATAGATTCAGCCAAACATCCACGTAGTTACCTGCCAGGTCTTCGTGAAAATCGCCAAAGTCCAGTGGCTTTCGTAACTCCGGAAACGGTTTATCATCCGACAAAATCCTCTTCAGATTTGCCATTGTTGCTATGCCCCTATCCTGGTATTGCGTCCAGATCGTGTACCACGATGATCTTTGGACCATCGCCGAAAGTCGTATCCCGCGCCGCCCGGAACGTACCGGTCAGAATATCGTTGCCATCACGATCCTCCAACGTCCCAAAATTTTCCCACTTCCCTGGGAACTGGAACTTGACCGTCTTGTTGCTGTAGTTATCCCCAGCGCTATCAAACGCCGAGCCTGTCAGTCGAATCTCCAGCAACCGCGCCGTCTCGGCCAACCAGTTTGCATCCTCGGTATCAGCGTCCCCCGTATGACGAAAGACGATGTCAGCCGTGATCTCCCAGCCCACCTGCTGCTCCTCGTAGAAGTAGAGATTGCCATCGCCAGTAAAGATCGGGACCAGCCCCGTATTCACGTTGATCGTAAACCCCATAAACGCACCTGTGATCTGCGTACCGCCCATCGATCCCCCGGCCGCGTCCAGATACAGACCCGCCGTTCCAAAATTGGCCTCTTCTACGCTGGGCACGCTCAATGCGCCTGTAAACGATGCATCAGTGCGCTGCCGACCTCGTAGCAAACCGCTCATCATCACGCCCGCCTCCGGCTCCCCGCTCACCGTAAACTCCGGGCAAAACGCATACTCCATCTCGTCCACGTCCTGGTTATTGCCCGCTTCCACGGTGTACGTCTTGATCGTGTTCGCGCTCGTTAGCGGAAAGGGATAAGTCGAGATGTACGCATCCCCCGTACCATCCTGGCTCGGGGAGACCGTCTTGATACCCATCTCACAAAGATGCAGGAACTGCTCGAACGTAAACGCCGTCTCCGGGATCGCATACTGCGCACCCACCGACACCTTGTTCGAGCGGTTCGAACCGCCCAAATTTCCGATATCTTCCTCGACAAATTCGATCTCATCCAACGCCTCAATACTGTTCGCCGGGCCACGCCACACTGTTGCAGCCGCAACCGCCGTCCCGGCCGTGCCCTCGCGCCCCAGTTGCATCTTGCGTAATTTTCTGATTCCAGGCATCGTTTAATCCTCCTGTCGTCTATCTCGCAGCGCACGCCCCGCCAGCGACGCCTCACCATCATCCACGCCGTCGCTCAGGTCAATCACACCACGCTCTTGCTCACACGCTTTCTTCACGGCCTCTACGTCGCCCACCGGCCGGTACAGATCAGACGCCGCCAGCCATTCCACATCGAGCCCGCGTTCATTTACATCGTCACTCGTCAAATCTCGCGCTGGCACGCCGTCAAAAAATGCCCCACCGCCCTCATACTTCAATACTACGCCCACGGTCACCTCCTGGTCACTCGCTACAGTTCCCACAAGTGCCCTTATCCGCCCTAAACAGATATCGTGATCCCATCCTTCACCGTTACCTGGATGCGAAATAGTATCCCGATCATCACCTGCTCAGGAGAGGATAGGAGCTCAATCTCGCCATACTCGTACTCCACGCTGTCAATGTGCGTTACCGCTCCGTTCAACGTCAGATTCTGCGACAACTTATCCGGGAACGCCGTGACCATCGGTCGGATCAACGCATCATCCCTGGGCAAAATCGACCGATACGTACAATAGGCGCATCCAATCGTGTGCTGATCCTCACTCAATCCATCGGAAATCTCATTCAGTTCTCCCGCCAGCGGGAAATTGATCCACGCCGGCGTAGCCGCGATGTTTTCCGGGATCTCGTCATACACCGCCTCGGTGTTTGATAGCGTGTTCTGGATCGTCACCAGCTCATCAATAATGCTACCAAGCGTCGTCCTGGCCATCGGCTACCTCAATCGCTTCAACTCGCGTCGTATTTCCCGGGAAATATCCCGCGCCACTTTGCTCGCGTTCTCCTTCAGCGCATCTCGCAGATAGTTACGCGCCTCTGTTCCACGTTGCGCAATCGCCCGAGCAACCACAAAGGCTGACGTCCCGTGCCGCCGCGCCCAGGTCTCCAGCGCCGCGATCGGCGGCCAATGTGGTCGCGTCCCGAACTCCACAAATGGCGCGTATTCCACCGCGCTTCCCACAATGCCCCGCACGCCATTGGCCAGCACACGGACCACGTATGCAATTGATGCCCGCAACCGCCCCGTGTCCACTGGCGCACTCTGCCGAGCCGAACGCTGCACCCGCAGCACCCCGCGCTTCATTCCGCGTTTGGCGCCGCGTTTCGCTACCTTCGGGAACCGCCGCAAAGCCCTGCGAAATTCATCAAGCCCCTCAACCCGAAAACTCTCAGCCATCGCTAAAAGTAGTCGTGTCCCTTGACCAAATGAGAGTCCAAAATCGTATTCCGCACCACCGGGCTCATCTGCTTGGCATACGTCAGCGTCCCGGCCCGTTTCATCATCGACGCATCGGCGAACATCTGTTCGCCCTTCTTCAGCCAGCGGATCACCTGCGCGATCACCGCCTCCTCCACCACTGCCGGTGGTTCGTCGCTGTACCCCCAGCGCGCTGTCACTTTCACCGCCTCGCGCCCCTTCGGCCACTCCGTCTCAGATCCGCTCCGACGGTCAATATCCAGCCGTATGATCGGCTCACCCAGACCACTGGCGTTGTATGGCCACGTCACGTAATCATCAGTATTCAGATCTGTCCACGACGTCGTCGTCGACGTCTCTCTGATCGCTACTGCCGTAACCTCCACGCATTCATCGATTGGCAGATACAGGCCGCCATCCGCGCTGAACCGGCGCGCCGTCGCCGAGTCCGCCGCATCGTACGCGCCAACCTCACGCCGCGTCAAACGATCCACGAACTCGCTGGCCCGCGTGATCAGGACGGGAATCAGGCTATCGTAGTCGCTGCCCCATTGTGGTGTCGTGGCGTGTGCCTTCACGTCTGCCAGCGTCACATAATCGGCCATCTAGCCCTCACTTGGCTCACTTGGTGACAGTGCTGCGCACCATCTTGTCGCGCGGCGGCGTTTCCAGAGCCTTCTTGATCTCATTCAGCGTCGCTGGCCCCACACCGTCCAGTGCCAATACTGCATCATCGCCTCGCTTCAGTATCAACTGCACATCGGTTAGTGTGCACACATCATTATCGGCCAATACCCCGGCCACACGCTCGCCCAGGTGCTGCACCATTGCAGCGTCTAAATCCTGATGTGCGGAAAACGCGCCGGGCGCATCACGCAAGAGGAACTCACCACGCCCGTCGGGTACGTCAATCACCTGCCCGGCGTGATAAACCACCTCACCATCGCTGTAGTCAAGCAGCACGTCTAGTTTCATCGTTTCCTCCTCGGTCGTACACCTGAAAAGCCAGTGCATCCCGCACCGCATCGCCGTGAAAGACGCGCTGGAGGCTCAATTTTGTAATTCCCTTCGCCAGGTCCAACGCCACCCGCGGGCTATAGCGTGCCAATCGGGGAATGATGGCCTGGGCCAGTCGCTGCGCGCCCACCGGTTCATCAGACGCCCCCCAGTTCAGGCCCTCCCCCGCGATCACGGCCCTGACCCCGGATTCCAGGAATGCATCCAGGAACGGGCTTTCGGGTAGATGGCAAACCGTGGCTACCACCACCGCCCCCTCCAGGCTGGCACCGCGCACCGTGTCCAACGCCAGGGCCGCATTGCCCTCGCTATCATAGAGCATCTGCCCACCCGGCTCGCCATTGAGGTCGATGTAGATCACATCGTAGCCACTCAGCCAGGCTGTGGGGAATGTGTGGGCCGTGACGGGCGGTGAGGTGATCACATCCGCGCCAAGGCCCACCACCTCTAGCGTGGCCCCTAGCCATTTGCTGTCGCAGTAAGCCAGGATTCGCATTAGCTGTTGTCCGTCACCACGGTCAAAGCCCACTCGGTCCCGGTGCAAAGCCAGCCCCGGATGTCGTACTGCCCAAACGTCTCTGCTGAGCCATCGTCAGTGCGCACGTTGCTATCGGGCACAGTGATTGTGTTATTATCCGCGCCGTACATATAGACCACTTGGCCCACGTTGCTACAAGCCGTCATTGTGATGGTGGCTGCCCCCGATGAGTTGACAATGTAAAACGTACTGGCCAATGGCGTGACGCTCTGCGTATCGGTGATCTCCGTGTTACTCAGGTCCAACCCACCACCCAGCGTAATCAAGCCATTAGTCCCGTTACCGATCGTCTCGTCGTTTTGCAACGTGATGTCGCCACCTACAGCCAACACGCTGTCCATATCGACGGCCCCATCGAAATAAGCCGATCCATCAAATTCACTGTCACCCTCGATATAGGCGTCCTCTCCATCCATCGCCGCATCACCCGGCGTCCCATTGCCAACTTTCAGGTCACCAGAAATACTCAGATCGTTGTAGGTGCTAACCACGCTTGATGCCGTGATGTGCCCACTGGTGGAGATGTGCCCAGTGGCGCCATCAATGTAAGCCTTCAACGTGCTGTGGTCGTCGCTGTAAAACTTGATATCGGCGCCATTGTAGACGTAGCTATCGGCTCGCGCATCAATCGCAATGCGCTCCCTCACTGCCCTATGCTCTGGCTCCGGAGCCAATGGCGAGCAGGCTACCAGCATCACCGCCAGTAACACTGCGGCCAGCGCTACAGCCAGTATAATGCGACTTATCCGCTCTGTACGTACCCTCATCGTCCGTCCTCCTTATGAGCAGGGAGTCTGTTCAACCCCCTGCTCTCTAGTTCCCACGTCCTGCTTGCTACGAAACCGAGATGTTGTAAACCCCGGACGTATGGCTGGCGCTCGCACGCGTACCGTGCGCCGCCACTGCGATGCGGAACGAGACCACCATAATCAGGCTGCGCGCCTGGATGTCCCGGTCCACCTCGATCAGCAGCTCGCGACGGAACCCGACGTTCCAGAAGTCGAGGTTGGCGATGGTCAGCTGGCCCAACGTGTTGTTGCCGTCGGTGTCACTGACCTTCCCGTCCGCCTCGGTCAGTGATTGCGCCGAGGTTGGAATGATCGATACCCCGCGGTACTTCGCCAGCTCGCCGTTAAGCACAACGGCTTCCTCGCCGTACTTGTCCAGCGTCTGCACGGCGTCCAGATTCTGCAAGCCCTTGAAATAGGTGTTCACGTCAACGAACATCCCCAGACGTTCGGGGTTGACCGCATACTTACCCATATTGACCAGCGCATTCAGGATATCGGCGTCCGTCAGTGCATCACCACCAGCATCCACGCCCTGATCGGTATTATCCACCAGCCAGAGGTGCCGGATGCCATCCTGGCCATCGCTCAGGTAGTAAGAATCGTCGTCGGGATCAGCGTCATCGAGGTTGATGTTGCCAGATCCGGCATTTGTCTTGTCTGCGTTGAGCACAAACTTATCCATCTGCTCGCCGCCACTGATCTGCAACCGGGACCGCAGCGTTGGCATCATCGCCACGATTGCGTCCTCGTCCAGATTGTAACTCCAGTTTACCTCACAGACCTGCTCGGTGGAGGTCAGCGTACTATCACCTGTGCTCGGATCGCTAGCCGTGGTGGAGGTGTTCTGCGTCCCCTTTCGCCACGTCACGTCACCCAGCCCCAGCGGCATATCGAACGGATCCGTCGGCATTGGCACGGTGCCGATGTTGTCGACGATGCGGGATGCCAAGAAGAAATCCTCCCACAGCTCCGCAGCCATCGACGTCGGTACCAGCTCATCGCCAGTACCGGACCCATCGGCAGTCAACGCCTTCTGCAACTCGTCGCTGGGCAACTTCACACGACTGGGATAGGCCCGATGACCGATCTCCAGTAGCTTGGCCGTAAAAGCCAGCTCGTCGCGCTTCATCCCAGCGAATTTGCCGTCGCGCACCACATCGCTGCGCGGAACCTGGAACCCGGTCGGTCCCACCAGATCGGTCGCCCCTTGCTTCCCATTCTCGCCACGCCGTTGAAGCATCAGGAGTTGTTGTTTCTCCAGCAGCTCCTCAGCCAGCGCCTTCTCATCTACCGTCCCCATATCATCGGCCTCGACGTGTTCCCGGACGGTTTCGGTCAGGTTGCCAATCTCACGGATCAAAGCATCAATCTTGTCACTCATCGTTTTCTCCTCGTAACTCGTAATCAGATAATCGCCTGTTCTACCCCTGCAGCAGGTCGCCTACCAGGCCAATGGCTTCCTCCAACCCCTTCAGCACTTCCGGCGGTAGTTCATCGTCAGCATCTTCGCTTGCCGGTCCTGGTTCTTTGTCGGTATCATCGTCGCTGTCGGATTTGGTATCGGCATCAGCCCCTGGCCCCTGCTGCATTCCCCGGGCCATAACGTCCGGGAACAATTCGCGTAATGCGTTCTCGTCATAGGCCTCCATCTCCGGAGGATCCTCATCAAACTGCTCGTAGTGCGTCACCAGGTGATCGTAGATCGCTGCCTCATCATCCTCTGGTACGTCCACGCCCCCCATTGCACCCATCAGCGCCGCCATCGCGTTGTAAACGCCTTCCCATACCGCTGGGCCTACGCCGTCGACCTGTGGCGCGTGGTGAGGCAGTTTCAAATCACCAAACGTCTCCGGCGGCATCGTGGCGCTCCACGTATAATGCTCGGCGATACGTTCCCGCTCATCGTCGTCCAGATCGGCCATCTGCTCGTCGGTGAAATCATCCAGGCTCGGGGCCTCCCAATCATCCCGCGAGGTGCCATAATCCTTATAGGGAACGACTACCTTCGACTCAACCCCATCTGGCCCAGTATGAATAAGATGCCTTATCTGTGCTGGATCACTCAACGCGATTGAGATACCCGAATCGGTCACCAGCACCGAGGGCGCCCCCTGCGCGTACGCCTGCATCACTACCGGCGCTCGTTCTGCACAATCCGGGCAAAGCCGCGGCACATCACCGGTCAGCACAAGCGCGCTTAGGGCCCGGGTGCACCCGTAGGCCTCACCACATACAGCACACGCAACCTCGATCACACTATCAACCACATCGGCTCGTTCATCAAACGCCTTGACCGCTCGCCGTAACGCATCCTGATTAGCCGGGATCGGCACCAGCGACCACTCCAACAACTCCCATTCCAGAAAATCCCAACCGCCGTGGTCGTTCTCCTCCATCATCTCCCGGTTGGCCCGGAAGCCCACCGAAGCCGCATTTACCCAACCTCCCGACCAGAGCAACCGGATAATATTTTGCGGATCCTGCTCGTTGGCTGCCGGTCGCAACGTGAAATCCGCCACGATCTCCTTGGCATCGATAATCAGCTCGTTAGTCCGGCCAATCGTGGACCACGGCTCGCGGTAGTTATGGCCCCACTGCACGACCGGATTGCTCATATAACTCTGGATCAACGCCCCAGACGGCATTACCCGATCTCTGTCGCGATCCACAGAGAGCGTGTTAATCGCGATCCGCCCACCGTCATCGCGAGCCTCTTTCACTGTGATGCCAAATTGCTTGGTTTGCTTTGTCACTTTAGATCTCCTCGTCAATCAATACTGCCACACGCGTGCATCTACAATTAATGATATTCGCCGGCGAGCCACCCGGGTCTCCCGGATACGCCAGATTCTCACCGCCTACGTTGAACATCTGCCCCTGGCGTCGCTTCTGGCCGTGCGCCTCACGGTGTGCCGGTCGCGTCCGTTCGTCCAGCGCCGCCAGCCACTCACTCCCCTTCACGTGCTCCGTCTGTCCCCAGACCGCCTCGTCGCCGGCGTTATTTATAGACGTCATCGTCGTCCTGGCTATACGTTCCCGAGATGCGATGCTCTTCCGACCCTCCCAATAACCGCTCAACATCTCGATGATGTCGGGGATGCTCGCACCTTCAGATTCAGCCTCAGAAAATATAGGCCGTAGATCGTTGTAGGTAGTTTCATTTACCTTGCGAGCAAACTTCCCCAGGATTTCGCCCAACTCCGCCTGTACCTCGGGCCGGTTCAAGTCAAAATCGATGTCGAGCCCCAGGTCCTGGATCTCCTCCAGACCCACATTAGTGAGAGCCTCCGCCATCAATGGCCCAAACTCGGCCCTCCACCGCTCAGCCTCCTGATAGGGATCGAATAGATTCAAAAGATTCTGCTTAACAATCCGATCTGGCCCCTCAATCGCGCCACGAGCTAACCCGCGCCCCAGGTCGTGGCCTTCGGTGTTGCGCAACCGCCGGTTGATCTCGTTCTGCTGCCGCTGGAACTCGCGCCCCAGCATCCGCATCATCCGTTCCTCGAACGGCTCCACGCGCTCGATCTTCTTGGCCCAGGCATTACGATGCGCATCAGAGCCAAATGGCGGCACGCCTTTGCTCATCGCTCGTTCCTCGTCGGTAACCGGTTCAATAGCCCGTGGATTGCTGCCCACCCGCACCAACGTGATCGGCAAATACCCCACGTCGCCGCCGTCGACCTCCAGGTCAACGCCCACGTAGCGCGCTGCTTCGTTGAATGGCACGCCCATCTCAAACAATCGTCCTACCTGCTCGATCTTTTGCCCCTCATCCTCCCGCAACACATCCACGCCAGATAGATCGGTCGTCACGCGCTCGCGATTGCTCAGGAGGTCATTGCGCCTTGCAAACTCCGTCAGCCGTGCATCGCGGCTGCGGACCAGCGGCACCAGCGTCAGCGTCCAGAAGGCCCACATCGCGGTATCAAAATTCTCGTAGGTATCGCGCCCGAACCCCATCACCTCTTCAGGCACGCCGTAGATGGCCGCAATCTCCGTACGGCTCATTCCCCGTTGCTCCATCCACTCGGTATCCCGTGGCGTGTAATTGATCGGCTTCACATCCGTGATACCGTCCTCCAACGCCACCACGCCGTGCGCATTCCCCAGACCAGAATACTTCGCCGCAAAGCGCCGCTCAATCTCATCCTTTTCGGTCCGCGTCAAACCCTGCGGAGCCACTACGGCCATATCCGGCCGCGCGCCATTCTGGAATACCATTCGGCTCCACGCCCGAGCGAATTCATCAATCAACACGCCAATTCGCACCGCCGCAACCAGAGAAAGCCCCCGCCAAGGATTTGCCGGATTATAGAATTTGAAATGTACGAAATCCTCTGGCGGTATCTGGTACGGGTCGCCCCACGAATCATCAATCGTGTAGCCCTGAATACCGCCATACCGCCGCGCCGGACCCTTCGCCACCCGCACGATGATGTGATGCGGCTGCCGCACCCACACCTCGCGGAAATTCCCGGCCCCGTCGCGTACCAATTCGAAGCCGCTTTCGCCGCCGATCAGCAAATCCGTAGCCCACTGCGTCCATAGATCAATCGGATCCATCGAATCATTGACGTACAGCAGCAGGTCAATCAGCGAGTGATCGTAGGTTACTTCTCCCGTCTCGCGATCCTGGATCTGCAGCGGCAACCAGGCTATGTTTTCCGCGATCTTCTGGACCGCACGGCGAACCCAGACGTTGGCCTCGTAGAAGTCGGCGCCTTCGTGGAAGCCTCCACCGGTACGACTCGCTTCATCGGACCGCATCCGCAGCAGCGGTTCTCGGTTCTCCAACTCCGGATGCAGGTCATAAAGCGCCTTGACCACCGGCCTGGTCACTCGTCGCGCCGCTCGCTCGATCAGATTCATAACATCGCCTTAGTTCGCATAAAATCTCTTGTGTGTACTACAATCACCGTCTCGCTCGCAGCCAAACCCAGCTCTCCAGCGCGTTGCACGCGTGGTCGTTGCCATCCTCCGGCTCGTCCTCAAAGCCGTCCGGTCCTTCTTTGTTGCGATACCCCGAGGTAATCTCGTCGATCAGATGCTGGCAACGTCCGTGAACCCGAATCGTACGTTGCCCCTGCCCGTCCAAAATATAGCCCCGCGTGAGCTTGATCGCCTCCTGCCTGGTCGAAACCTTACCACCTGCCCTCCGCGCCAACCAGTTACGAGCCGGTATATCCGCCTCGCGCAACCGCCGCTGCAACGCCACCGCCTCGTGGGAAACTGCCGCCAATTCCGGCATTGGAGCATCAATCGACCGTAAGTACCGCGCCAACGCCTCGTTCGTCATCGCCGCGATCTCCTCCGGCGCTTTCACCTCGCCCGCATCGACCAGCTCTTGCCAATCATCCGGATAGAGCCGCTCGAACCACCACAAACATCGCTCCAGGATGTCGTGGATCGTATCTTCCTCCAGTGTCTTGGTCTGGTAGAGCTCGTCGAAGACCAGGATGCGGTCAGGTTGGCGCTGAATGAAAACCGTTGCCCGCGGGTCGATGTAGCCCTCATCAATCGCGATCTCGAACGGTCGGCCCGGGGCCGGGTCCTGGTCAGTGATGTTGTCCTCGGTGAATGTGTCGTAGACCAGCCCCTCGACCGCCACGTACCAGTCGCCATCGCGCCAGGCCTTCTGCAGCCGAGGCCCTAGCGTATCCAGCATCTCCCAATAGTCATCAGAGAGATGCGGATTGTCGGCTGGCAGCGCCCTCACGTAGGCAAATTCGTCGGCGATCGGCTCCAGATTATCCGGCAGATCCTGCTCAATCCAGTATTGCCGCACCCACTTGAAATAACGCCCGTTGGGATTGGTGGCCGCCACGAAAAACGTATCATCGATCCCCGGCCAGCGCAGCGAGCCGCGCAACTCGTCAAACATCCGTTCCGGATTCTTGGTCAGCTCATCAATGGCAATCCCGGCAAACTCTGCGCTCTGGTAGTCGGTCGGATCGTCCAGGTTGCGCAGCAGGATACCCCCACCGCCCCATTCCGGCGTCAGCCAAAAACCCAGTCCCTCGGATTGCGTACGCTTAACCTCACCGATCTCCCGCGGCAGTTTCGCCAACTTACTAATCTGACGATCCTGCAACTTCGGGTAGTTCTCGCAGAACATCGCTACCCGTACAGCGTCGTGACCATCCTCGGCCCATCGCCGCAATCGCCAGATGCAGTACCACCGCAACCAGTAGCTCTTGCCCGGCCCGCGGCTCCCGCCGTAGAGCGTATATTTGTTGCGGTCGGCGATCTCGGTCGCCTCCCACTGTTTGGCTGTAAATGTGCTGTATTGTTCAAAAAAGTCGCGTGTGAACGGCTCAGGCGTCGGACGCTCCCTCAGCTCCTCCAGGAACGTCTTCTTCGCCTCGACCGGCCAGTCGCGCCAATTCTCGCTCGATTTCGGCATCAATATCGCTTTCGTCGACCTCTATCTCCATCCGCTGTGGTCGGTTAAGCAACCACTCCATCGCCTTGAGCACGGTTTTGCTATCGTCGCTGCGGATCAAGCGTCTAAGCGCCCGCATCATATCCGGCGCCATCGCCCGCAGCCCGGCCTCCACGTACGTCTGCGCCCACTCAATCGTGGCGTGCCGAGCGATATCCTCCAACCGGCTGAAATGATCCGACCGCTCCCGCAACTTTCGTACGGTGGCCGGCTTCACCCCCGCGAACTCTGCCGCGAAGGTCACCGTCATCCGCCCACCATCGGGCAACTTGCTACCCCAGCAGGATAGGTACGGAGCCACCCACTCCGGCAGGTCATCAATCGCTCGTTCTGCTTCCTCTCGACTGATATCGTTCATAATCGTGACAAACCGTGAAAACTTTTCAGTCTCTGCTCAGGCCCCTTGTGGGCCCTCTTGACAATGGCTATACGAAACACACTGGATAAACCAACACTATGTCCCGGGAAATACTACTCTACAAACGGCCAGTCTAAATCTCGCCGTAAATCAGGCAGTCGATCCCGAGCCGTGAAAAGCCGCCCGTCGAACACCGCCCGGCCCTCCTCAATCTCAATTTGGTGAATGTCGGTCAGCCCTCCATCTCGCTCGTAGTCCGCCAGGGCTAGGCCCTGCTGCCAATTATCACCCCGCTTGTTACCCGGCACACGGCCATCGATGTGACACGTGCAACCTGGACAATAGGCCGAGACGGTCACCCGCCCCCTGGCCGTGTCAAATGATTGCGTCACCAGTTCGCGCCGGTGGATGTGAAAGAAAACCATCTTCGCGATTCGACCGTCAATCAATTTTCGAGCCGTCGACCCCGGCGTCGAACGCGCTATATCGCCGTGAAATACGGCGAAAATTTCGTTCAACCATTGCAAATTATCCGGATAACCCTCGGACCACTCCACCGCCAGGGAGCGCAAATCCAACAACCCCGGCAGCGATAGCGCCGGTTCCACGTTGATCCCTACGCCCTCCAACCCGTACGCCATCGGTAAATGAGCGATCAGCATCCGCCTCATCCGCTCTTCGTGGTTGCCCTCGTTCCAGTGTAGCCGCGCGTTGGGCATCGCCTCTCGGAACTGCCGCAGCCACCAGTGCCATTCATAGAGCATCGGCTGCGTGGTCTGGTAAAACGCTGGCTCCCGCGCGTACCGGTCGGACCACTCGGTCATATCCAGCATATCGCCGCCAAAATAAACCTCCTCCACATCGGCAGCGATCGCAATCTGCAACGCCAGGTCCAACGCGCGCCGATCGTGAAACGGCGTCAGGGCCCCATCCGTCACATCGCGCCGATAGCCCATCTGCGCGTCGCCCAGGAAAAGCGCCCGTACCAGGCCCTCATCGCCCGGCTCCGGTGGGGGGTTGTACGTCACCGGACAATCTACCGGATGAATCACCGGCTGTACCGGCTCCGGCTCAATGCGCACGAACTTCGCCTTAATCGAGTAAAGCGTGATAGCCTCTAGCCCGCCACGCTCCACAGTGCCATCAGCCTGGCCATTCGTGTATTCGAGATCCGTCCGCTCTTTCTTGGCAAAACCCTCATAGGTCTTGATCTGCAGTCCATCGTCCTGGACCCGCCACTCATCGGCATCGACCTCGCACGCCTCGACCAACTCATCCAGGCTGGTCACCCGGTCGCCGTGCACGCTGGCCACCGCCGTGTTCGCTCCAGTCTGAGTAAACTCTGCCTGATTGTTAACGTGCCCGTTTTCGAGGCCCCGTTCCTCCAGAACCTCCTTACCGGCCTGCACGCGATAGCGCGCCTGGCCGTACGTCAACCCGTATTTGTCTGCGAGTTCTCGATAACTGAGCGAGCCGGTCGGGCTCGACCGGTGCTCTCTGTAAAGTTCGACGTGCGATGGAACCCCATCGGCGCCGCTCATCGTTACGACACGCTCAGGTCCTCGATCGCGTCATCAACTCGCGATCTGACCACGTATAGCGCGTCAATAACCTCCTCCGTCGCTTTCGGCAACTCAGCCTCGGCATCGTCGCGGGAATCATACCCCCAGCGCACCACAAAACGGTAAAGGCGGGGCTTCGGCGACGCGTTTCGCATCAGCCCCATCCGGAAGGCCATCTTCTCGACCTCCGTCTCGGCCTGGATATACCACGTCGGCGATTGGCCGCGCTTCGCTCCAGTTCGCCTAACTCGCATTGTCCGACCTCACCTCACTCTCAATAGCCGCACGCCGTAAATGCCGCGACCCAAATCCCAATGTCCCCAGGTCGGCGAGTAGCGATCCAATAACTCCCGCCGCGTCCCGTCCCACGGATCCGCAATCACCACGTCGCCATTCTCCGTGAAATGCTCACAGACCACAAAATGCTGATTGAAAGCACCCCCGGGCCGGAAGTCCACCTCCGTGATCACCGGGCCCCGCTCCAGCTCCTCCCGGAACCGCGCCATATCCGCCTCGCTGTGATGCCAGCGTAGCGGGCCGTCCGTGCTCACGTCCACCGGGCCGTCATAGCGCAATTCAGGATAAGCGTCGGGGATGCGATCCGGCCTGGTCAGGTATGCTCCGCTGTAACATCCCGCCTCACGCATCTTTCGGGCCACCGCCGGCGGTGTGTCGTCGTACCCCGCCAGCGAGACGATCATCGCCACCGCCACCGTGTAACAACCGGCCCGCCCAAACGAAACCCCGCCTGCATACGGCTGATAGCGCCACATCGGATTGCGCTGGCTGTAAAGCGCCATTTCTGGCGGCGGGGGATCATCCCTCACCGCCTCCTCAATATCCTCAACGTCCAAAAGCGCGCGCAGCCGCTCCGCTGCACGCGTACAAACCGCCGCTGCATCCTGAATATCCTGCCTAATCTGAGTCATCCGATCGCTCCAACATTTTTAACCAGGCCTGTGTATTCCGGGAGATCACATTGCGCATCTCGCAGTTCATAGATTTCAATTCCTCCGCGTATCGTTTTACCTCCTCCAGGCGCAACTTCCACACCTGATTAAGCATATAGATCGAGAACGCAGCAAGAGCCAATGTGCCTCCCTGCTCAACCCAGCCGCTGGGATCCATTGGTTATTTGCGGTCCTGATGGCCGATGGCCCGGTTATACCAATTCTGAGCCAACTCCTCGACCAACACATTAACCGTGGTGCCGCGCAGCGTGGCGTAAAAATCGAGCATACCTCGCACGTCGGGCGGCATCTTCGCCAGCAGGCGGAACAACACGCGCTTCATCTTCTCCGGCCCGCCCATCTCCACCTCTTCGCGCGCGACCTTCTCGGCCTCCAGCATCAACTCCAACCCCAGCGCCTTCGCCCGCTTGAAGCCATTGACGACATACGTCACCACCAGCGCGCCGATCAGCGCAATCGTGTCGCCGTACTCCTGCACGAAGTCGAGCACATCCTCCAGCGTTTCACCTCCCGGCGTTCCCTCGTAGGCCACCGGCCCCTCGGCCACCACCGGCACCATCACGCCCACCACCAACGCGACCAGCACCGCCCCAACCGCCACCACCTTCTGTTTCCAGTTCATCGCTCCCCTTCCCTCTTGCTTGCCCACCAAACGCAAAAACGCGCCGCCCAGGAAACCTCTCGCTTCCTGAACGGCGCGCTTTGTATCGCTAACGCCTATGCCTCGCGGCTATTCAATTGTACCCTACGCACAAAAAACCGAGACTAATCCACCGTCATAGTCTCGGTTTCCGTGACCTTAATCTTAGATTGGACCTTCCTGCCAGCGCAATGAAACTCAACCTTCAGCGTACGCGGCCCGTTAATCCGCTCCGCCCGGGCAGCCAATGACGCAATCATCGCCGCTGCGCGCCCATTCAATTTTACGCGTTGATTGTCGACGATAACTGTGACCAAAGAAGGCTCCAGCACTGGCGGGAGATCCAGGCTCACAGGTCAGTATAGCACAACTGTTCTATTTTGTCAAGGAACCCAGCACAGATAATGTGTCTTATCTGCGCTAAAAAGCATAGTGCAATAAACAAGCCCAGTGAGCATTTTCCAAAATCGCCGAGCAAATCCTTGACAAACACGGTGGAATACTGTATTATTGTTAATAAGTAAACAAGTTAACAGCATAACCAAGGAGGTTTATGGGAGACAAACATATCCGCATCGACGAAAGATTACACAGACAAATCAGCATCGAGGCCGCTAAACGCGGGGCATCGATCAAAAGTTTGGCCGAAGAGGCAATCAATAATTATCTACAGGAGGAACAAATGGAATTCTACACAAACTGGCAGTGGAACGAGGAAATGAACGAGAGGGGGCGGAAGGACGCACTGGCCCAGGCCCGGGACAACGAAAAGCAGGCCTGGCTAAGCCCGGACGGCGGCGTCGCACTCGCCACCTACAGCGAGATGGAGGAGCACGCAGAGGAAACCGGCGACGACGAATGGACGGAGTGGACCGAGGCGGCCTTCCAGGGGCTGCCCGAGTATGGGGTTATCGAAGTCACGGTCTCCTGGGAAACCTGCCGCGACCTGGGCATAACCGACGCGCTGGGGCCCGAACTCCAGCTGGCGGTCGAGGCAGAGGTTGAGGCGCGGCTGAGCGCGATTGAGGCCTCGGTGGTATTTTCTCAATTCGACGCCATCGACGTTTGGTCCGCTAACGGCGACAAGATGGATCCGCCTAACGCGGTAGTTGAGGTTGCCCACGAGATCATCGCGGAAGAGGCGGAAAGATTGACTGAGTAACTCACAATAGCCCCGCTCGCCCAGCGGGCGGGGCAGTCGCGGGACTGGCCAAAGACCCGCCTGACGAGCCGGAGATTGGCCCCGGCGAAACTGAAAAGGAGAAGGTTATGGAGAAGGTATTTGAAAAAAAGGTGGATGAAGTCACGATAAAGGCGTGGAAGAATTATCGGGGTTTTTCCATTAACGCCAGAAAGGGGCTGACGTCAGTGGATACTCTGGGCGGGGCTGTTTTCGACAGCCTCGAAGAAGCCGTGGAGGCCGTGATTAAAAACATCGGCCTGGAGACTACGGTGGAGGAGATAATAGAAATTAAGTCCAAGCCTCGGATAATGAAAGAAATCCGGGGCGAGGTGCAGAAAGAAAAGAATGGCGTCCGACTGGTAAAGGACACCCGCACCGACAGTGCTGGCCGATATCAATACTACGTAGTCGGTCCAAACGGTACGGCCTCCGAGTCTACTCACCTGAGATTCCAGGCGGTAGAGCTGTTTGAGAAAGCAGTCGCCGCCACGCTCGAAAAGGGTGACGGGGATTGCCCCCGATGTGGCGGGCATATGCGCTCCGTCAAGCGAGGGCGAGGCACAATGGAACGATATGCAAAAGTCTGTCCCAGGTGCGGGTATGAGGTTGACGCCGACTACGATACCAAGGCAGAAATAGCCCTTAAGAAAGTCGGGGTGGATGATCACCCCGACCACAGGGAAGGACGGATTGGGGTCAGAGATCTAATTAGGGCGGGATTATAACCGCCTTGACGCCCCGCTCGCCCAACAAGCGGGTGGGGCAGTCGCGGGACTGGCCAGAGACCCGCCTGATGAACCGGAGATTGGCCCCGGCGAAACCTTTAGAGGAATGAAGGAGGAAAAATGTTAACAGCACAAAGGATCAACGAAAGAGGAAGGTTTGAGGACGTAGAGGTGAAAGTCGAATCGCGGCGCTTCCTGCGCCGCCCCAATGGGCAAAAGAGGGGAACAGAATTAAAACTGAAACCCCAAGGCGACCTCGACTTCATCGAGGTCGCGAGAGCGCTTCAACCCCGAGTGGACGAGAAGCACTTGCCAAACCCGGTCATCGTTCGCGATGGCCGCCAGAAATTGCACGCGGGGCGGACTTATACAGTCCGCCAGTTGAAAACTGGCGGAAGCAGGATCATCAACTTTATAGAGTTAGTTGGAGGAGAAAATGGATGAGATTATACAGGAACTAGACTCAGAATTCGAACTGTCAGACATCCCGTTCGCGGTAGAAATGCTGCGCAAGGGCCTCAACAGCGCATTCTATAACTCGGAGATCGATGTGGTGTGGCACCACAACAAAAACCTACAAGGAAATGGTGCCACGATGCGCATCATCGCGCGCGGCGGTTTGCCACCACACGCCAAATGCACCGCAGATCGCCACGCGAGCGGTACGTTGGAGTGGTGGACATCCAGAAACCACTACGTGCGGATCGCGGTGGAGAAGGACGGTGATCAACCAATCGTCGTCACCGACGTCGCGCTCGGCAACGATCCGTCGGAAGTGTTCTATCCGACAATCAACAACCTGCTTGATAATTGCCAGCGCATCGATCCTCCGCCACGCCCGCAGTGATGAGCCCAGCCCCGCGGTGACCCGCGCCACCGCGGGGCTTTTTTTGCATCTATGCTATTACTCAGCAACTATAATCCAAATTATCCCGCCTACCTCTCAACAACAAAAGCCTCAGGGCTTCAACCCCTGAGGCTCCTCCAACGCCGCCCAACACACTAGATTTCCTTCTAACGCGCTCTTCCTCCAGCCCATACCATCATAGGGCCCATCGCGCTCACCGCACGCTCGCCTATCTCACGCGCCCCCTACGGCCCCACCGACGGCCCCATTCGGCGGGCCCGTCGTGTTTTGCGACGGCCCCATTCAGCGGGCCCGTAGAATGGCCCCGTCGCACCAGAAAACCCTCGAGAGCCTAACCCGCCATCGCCTCATTGATCGCATCCGCCACCTCCTGGACCGGCTCCCGGTCCTCGTGGCTCAGCGCCGCCTTCTCCCCCGCCGCGCTACGGATCTTCAACACAAACATATCCTTATTCTTGTACCACAGGATCGCCGCTGCGGCCAACGCTGCTGGCCCCAACAGAAAACACAATACCCGGGACGTATCCGTGAACGCCCACAGCAACCCGGCCAACCCCACCATCCCGGCGACGATGGCCGAAGCCTTGCTCCCCGGCTGCTTCTCCACCCGCACCGATGTAATGTTACCCAACGCGTACGTCGTCGAACCGATCATCACGCGCTTACTCGTCACCCGCACCCTGGTACTTTCGTAATAGATATGCTCGTTACTCGCTGTCCCTGATGCCATTGCACCTACTCCTTTTATGCAAAAAAAAAAAAACTGCTAAAATATCCTTAATCCGATACCGGGAACCCCCGGTATCTCACGACAAGTCTTCTTGGGCGG